CTTTTCGTCATTCCGGCGTTCGACCCAGCAAACGCCGCGCCGCTCACCGTGTTCTGGATCAGGCTTGTGGGGGTCAATGCGCCCAGCAGGTTTCTGACCGTGATGCCGCCAAACGTTCCGCCGGGCGCTCCGCTCGGCTTTCCTCCGATCACGACATTGCCCACCGTGGACAGCAGCGTGCTTCCGGCGCTGTATGCCGCAGGCGCAAAGCTCATGGCTCCCAGCGCCGCAACAATGGCCGTAATGGCTCCCGCCACTTCCGGTCCATGCTCCGCCGTGTAGTCAATGCCTTTCTGGATCCATGGCAACGCCGCCTGTGCCGCATTGCCGACACCCAGCAGGGCAGAGTGTAGCATCGGCAGGATACCGTTCACGATGTTGGACAGGTCCGGCAGATTTTCGGTAATGCCGTTTGTAATATCAATCCACATGGAAGCCAGTTCTTTCTTTGCCGGAAGGAACTGCTTTCCCACGTTGATAAGCAAACGGTCGGTTGCGTTGCTTGCCATCTGGTCTACGGCTTTGCCCGTGTCCAGTTTGACAAGCAATTCTTTCTCCATACTGTTGGTGTACAGATCCGAATTGTTTGCCATTGCAAGCGCGTCTTGGAAAACCTGCGGGTTCTCCACGATCTTAGAAACGCCCTCAATGGCCCACTGTCCGAACAGGGTCTTGATGGTTGCAGTCTGCTGGTACTTGTCCTGCTTCGAGATTGCATCGAACACCTTTGTCAAGGTGAGCGCTGCGCCATCTTCACCGTTCGGCCCGGTAGACTGCATATCCTTTGCGATCTGCACCGGGTCAAAGCCCAGCTTGTTCCATGCGCCCACCTGCGCATCCGTTGCGCTGTTGCCCAGGGTGATGTTCGTAAACACGCGGTTCAGGCTCGTGCCTGCTTTTCCCTCGTCAACGCCCATAGCCAGCATGGTAGCTGCCAGTGCAGAAGTCGTATGCAGGTCAGTGCCAGCCGTTTGGCCGACACCGCCGGAGGTGTTCACCACATTTGCGATTTCCGCTGCTGTGGTAGACATGTGACCGCCCAGGTAGTTGATGGAATCCGCCACATCGGTTATCTGGGTGCGCGTCTTTCCGAAAGCCGTTTCCCATTTTGCCATGTAGTCAGCCGCAGATTTTGCATCAATGTCCCACGCAGCGGCCATTTTGGCGGTATCGTACAGATAACTCTTCTCGCCGGTCTGCTGGTTGTCCAGGAAGATTTCATCATAGTTCTTACCGGACTGTCCCAGCGATGCGGCGATCTGTGCCATCTCGTCCCGCTGGATTGGAACCTGCGTTGTCATTTTGAGGATTGCGTCCTCCATGACTGCCCGTTTTTCCAGGTCGATGCTGCCGTCATCGTTCATGATACCGCCAACGTACTTGACCGCATCCGCCGCTTGAGCCTGATATTCCTCCGCCATGTCGGTGGCTTTCTTGGTCATGAGAGCAGCAGAGGCGGTGAGCATTGTCATGATGCCCAGTCCGGTCTTTCCGATCACGCCCAGAGTGTTTGCCACCGCATTTCCCAGTGACTTTGTCCCTGTCAAAGCATTCGTCAGATCTCCGGTCAATCCCTTCGTCTGCTTTATCGCCGTGACAAGGGACGGATCCACCTTGCCCATGATGCGGATACTAAGGTCTAATGCTCCGTTTCCCGCCATACGTCCGCCACCTCGTTACACAGATTCACCAGTTCCCACCGGGGCAGGTGCAGCAAATCAGTTATGTTGGAATGCGTAGCAATGGACAGTTGGATAGCAGCCTTCCTAAGTCCTTTTGCCCCGCCCTTTACTCGAAAAAATCAGCGTTCACAGCATCACGCAGCTTTACCGCCTCGCTCAGCGGCAGACCGGCAAAGAAATCCACCGGATAGCCGGTGCCCATGCTTGCGATGATGCAGCAGTACAGATAGTTGCGGTGAGTGTTCACCAGCGCAAAGCCGCCTGCCACCATGCGATTTTCTGCGGTAGATTCGCTCATGGTGTTCAGCTCGCCTACGCCGGACAGGTCAACGCCGTCAAATGTCTGGCCTTTCAGCTCGGCTTTCTCGCTGCCCTCGTAGGTATAAGGAGCCGCAAACTTCAGGGCGTGAGATTCCAGCTGCTTTTTGATTTCATCCGCCTTTTCGCTGTTGTCCATGCTCTTGATGATTGCTGCCTGCACTTTCTTGATTTTGCCACGAGGCATGAGCTTGAAGAACTCCACAGGCTTGCCGGTAGCCTTGACGGCCATTTCCTGTGCAAAAGCAGTGGACATCTCCATCACAGACATTGCAACCATTTCATTGCCAATGCTCTTCTGAACATCAATCAGGTCCTGCACGGTCATCTTCTCCATGCCGGACAGATCCAGACTGTCGTACTCCTTGCCCTCAAACTTGTAGGGCTTGTCGAACTTCACAATATTCTCCATCGCTGTTTCCTTTCACGTTAAAAAGAATCAGCCGCCCCACCCTTGGGACGGCTGACTTCATCATGTATCAGGCTTTAGATCAGAGCGTTGATCTCGGCACGCATATCCTCGCCATCCACATAGTAGCGGCCCGCAAACTTATCAATGTCGATGACGGTCTGACCGTCAACCTCCATCAGGTAGCGGGTCACTTCCAGCGTGGTGGTGCTGCTCATGGTGTCGGCACGCTTCAGCTTGCCGGGATCCAGCTCCTTGGGGCGGCCGCCCAGAACAACGCGCAGACCCTTGTAGGTGTAACCGCCGTTCTTGTTGTCGTTCTGCATAGCAGCACGCAGGGTGATCTGGATATTCTTGTTGGGGTTCATCATCTTGGTGGCGTAGCTGTACATGGTGTTCCAGTTCAGCGTAGCCTCCATGCTCTCAAACTGGCCGGGCACGGGAGAATCCACATCGCCCGCAATGCCCATGCCGTTCACGGTCGTGGTCTTGTTCTTGATCTTGGGCAGGGTAACTTCATCTGCCAGACCGATCAGAAGATCATCCTCGGTGTAGGCGTTGTAGTCATTGATGACCTGGGGAACCAGGTCGCTGGAAATATTCAGAGCCATAGTTCATCCTCCTTACAGAGACAGGGCAGAAGCCAGTGCGCCGGCCTCATACTCCATGGTGTTGTTGATCTGCTTGAACGGCGGGAAGGGAGTGCAATACTGGTAGAAGCTGTAATGGCCTGCCACCAGTTCTGCGGCGGTGTTGCGGTCAGGGTCCGCCTTCATGCTGTAGCTGGCGCAGACCTCGGTGGAAACATACACGCTGCCCTTCATGTTCTCGCTGTCGATGATGGACTGCAGGCGCTTCTTGTTCATGGGCTTGTCCAGCTTGCTCTGGTTGCTCAGAACAAACTGCGTCCAAGTATGGTTGAAGAAGCGGCGGACGCAGAGGAAAGCGTCCTTCGGGTCGGTGTTCTTCGGGTAGCAGCAGGTCTCATTGCCCCAGACCACAAAGTCGCCAGAGCGGATGAAGGTTGCCACGCCCTGCTCGTTCAGAACGTTGCCCTGTTCCTGATCCATCAGCACCTCCGTGCCATCTTCCAGGCAAGCTGCGGAGATGGGCACGCTCACGTTGGACGGGCTGGCGTTCGGACAGTCGTTGTACAGACTGTCGTTGTACACGGTGGCTGCCGCTGCCAGAGCACTTCCGCTGTAAATTGCGGTGCCGATCTTGCCATACAGCCACAGGGCGTATGCCTCGCGGGAGGTGGCACCCTGCTTCACCTTCTGCCCGGCCACATCGGTGTACTTCTTTGCACCGGTGGCGCTGCTGTCGATGTCAATGTAGCACACTGCGTCGAACACGCCATTGATCTTGCGGCACTTAGCCTGCATGGCAGCGCACACCAGAGAATCCTTGGAGAAGCGGGGTGCCAGAATAATGCCGGGCACCATGCCCAGCTTCGGGAACACCTGACGCACAACTTCCAGACCGGTTTCCGCGCCGGTGGAAGCACTCACGCCGCCAACGATGTCGGCTGCCGTCACCTTGGTAGGATCCAGAATAGAGCCGGTCACGGTCAGCGTGGTAGCGCCGTCGCCCTTGCCACCGGTGACAATGGCAATGTTCACGGTGCCGTCATCGTTGAAGCTGGCGGTGTAGTCCTCGTTCGCCACCAGTGCAGTGGTTTCTTTCTTCACCACCAGAGTGCCCAGCAGAATGCCGGTTTCCTCGATCTCGGCAACACCATCGTTCACCTGCACGCTCTTGGTTTTCATCTCCGTGGTGTGCTTTGCAGGGTCCAGAACGTTAATCAGGACAACGGGAGCAACGCCCATCACCTGAAAGCTGGCGCTGATCGCATCGCACAGGGTATACTTTGCGAAATCGTCAGAGTAGCCAACTGCGGCGGCCGCCTCTTTGAAGGTGTTCGCCAGCAGCGGAGTGTTTACCGCTGCTGCGGGGTCAGCCAGCAGGTTGACCGGGGCGGTGCCCACGATGACCTGAAGGCCAGAGTTGACCGATACCGGCGCGGAAACGCTGGTTGCGGCCTCGGTTTTGTTAAAACCATGAGAAATAGCCATTTGTCATATCCTCCTTACTTCATCAGGTCGGCGGCCTTCTTGTAGAGAATGTTCTCTCTGGTGCCGTCCTGTTCGATCTTCACGCGCATTTCTGCGAGCTTGTCCAGCGGAACGATCAGCACCTTCAGGAACGGCACCTGCTCCACTTTTTCTTTCAACTTTTCGGGCAGGCCATCCACGAATACGGTGTACTGCGGGGCAATGCCCTTGACGGTCGGCCCACAGTACGCCGCAGCGCCGGTGGATTCCGTCACCGGCTGTGCTTCCTTCACGGCCTCGGTTTTCTTTTCGGTCTTTTCGATGCTCATATCAAAGCCTCCACTTCTTCGTTTTTCAGGGTGTTGGGTGTTTCGCAGATCAGGTTGACGATGCCCCAGTAGTAGAAGTCCATGTCATCATCCGAAAGCTCCCATTTGCGGGGATATCCCACTTTGAAAGCCTCGCCAAACACAGGTTTCCGCTTGAAGTGCTGCATGATGGCTTCGATGATGTTTCCGGTGTCCTCATATCCCTGCCGGTCTGTTTCCGGGTCATAACAGCAGATGATAAGCTGCAAAAGGACCAATTGCGGATCCTTTTCGTTCACTACCTCGCCGCTCGTTCTTGATACGATGATGCACGGGAAGTTGGATTCATTTGTATCCACATCGTCGTCATCATCGGTCGGGGACGGGATAAACTGCTTGAAGATCTTCAGCGACTTTTCGCTCTCCTGTCCCTTGAACTTCATATCCCGGAACAGTTCCTTCAGCTCGTCAATCATGGCCTGCTGGCACATTTCGCTGGTATAGCCGGTGATTTTTTCGGCCATATCAGATCACACCCTTTCGTTTTGCATTGGCGATCAGCTGCCGGACGCGCCGTTCCGTGTTCTGCTGCAGCATCTGCTCCACCGTCTGCTCCTGCATCTCCCACACGGTATGGTGCATTGCAGAGCCGGAAGGGCTGGACAGTGTTGCCAGCTTCTCATTCGGTTTCCAACGCTTCTTACCGCTCTCCGTGTAGTCCTTATCTGCAGGCACTCCGAGTTGACGTTGTACCATGCCGATGTGTTTCGACTTGAACTGTACCAAGAAGCCCTTGCTCTTATCGCTGGTGCCGCCCAGAGCAATCATCGGACTGCCTTTCAGGACGTGTGCCCGAAAAACGGGCGGCGCATTGCGGACAGACGGACCCATGAAGGGCTTTGTGGGGCTGGTTCTAAAATAGCCCAGGTCTGCCCGGAATGCGCCGGGGTCGTTCTTCATAATGGCAAGGATAGCGGTAGGCCGCCGGTTGGTGGCCTTCTGGCGCTGGCGCAGATCTTCGATCATGCGTCTGCCCGCTGCGTTCAGGTCGTAGCGCTTCTTCACTTCGGTCAGCATCAGCTTGCGCGTCTGCCTGGCCGTTGTGTTTACGGCCACCTTCAACGCCGCCGGGGTTTTGTTTCCCAGTACGCCAAGAGCGCGGGTCACTTCCGCGTCATCAACGGAGACCGTCAGGTTGGAAGCGTCATAGTTGGTATGGAAGTATGCCAACTTACCTCACCCTTTCCAGTTCCATGCGATACATACCCGCTTTCAGGGAGCAGGATTTGATGTTGTAGATCCGTTTCTTGTCCAAGGTGATCTGCTTGCCGCTCTTCGGCATGGGGCCGTAGTCCTTCTGCTTCACAAAAAGCAGCAGGTCGGCCTTGTACATACCCTGGTCAAAGGATTGCTTTGCTCCGCCCTCCCAGTGCGCCGGACGTTCAAGTACGCCGGGGTGCTGCGTGATGCAGAGCATCAGCTTATCATCTATGTACCGTTCTTCTGCAAACTCGTTTGGGTTGAAGATCACGTTCTGCACATCCTGTGCAACGCAGTCTTTGAACGTAGGAAACGGTTTCGGGGTTTCCGGTGTGCCGTAGTTCTGGTCAACGTCCAGCATATCCGTGCTCCTTCCCGTATCAGCAGACGGTAGCAACCAGCCAGCTGTCCACCTTGTCGGGGATCAGCAGCGGGTGGGTCTGCAGTTCCAGGAAGCGGCGGTCAGGACGGTGCTCCACATAAGAACGCAGCAGGCGGGTGGTCTCTGCAGTGTGCCACACCTTGTCATCGTCCAGATAGGTGCACAGGCCGTAAGCACGCATGAAGTTTGCGTTGCTGGGGACCATCAGCACCATATTATCCGGGATCAGAGGCTTGGTCTCTCCGGTTTCCTCATCCAGATACACTTCGTCATAGCCGTAGATGTCCACGCCGGGCAGATTCAGGTGGCCGTAGTAGTTCAGACCGCCTTCCAGCTCCTTGGGTGCCATAGCACCAATGTCGAACCGGCGCTTGTCCATCAGATCCAGAACATTGCTGTCGCTCATAAAGTTGTTTGCGGCCAGCTTGCCCATAATAACCATGTTTGCATTTGCAAAGCCGTTGCGGCTCACCTGCCGCTTCCATTCGCGCAGGTTGCCCAGAGTGTCGGCAGCAGACTTACCCCACTGCTTCGTGCCCTCCAGATTGATCTTGTTGGTGAAGCCAAAGTCGATGACTTCATCCACGCCCTTGCCCTTCACCTTCAGCCGACCGGTGGTAAGTACCTGGGCTGCCATCCACTCTTCGCGGCGAGTGGTCATGTCGTTCAGCTTGTTGTATTCCTCGGTCAGCTTTTCTGCTGCACGGTCAGCAGGGGTGCGGCCGGAGTAGATATCCTCACCGGGCAGGCGCTGCAGGAACATATCTGCTGTGGTGACGGTTGCCGGGTTGATAAGGGGCGGGGCGTAGGACTTGGTCTCGTACCCCTCGTTCTGCACGATCTCGCCGCCGACCATAGGATGTACGAATGCAGCCATCTTGCGGTTGCCCTTGACGATATCAATGTCAACGTTCTTAGTGGGGAACGTCTTAACCTTGGAGAAGAAACGATCGCGCAGGAAAGTGTAGATCGGGGGTGCAGTGCGCACAGCCTCCGCCAGATACCGCGGCTCATAAATATTGATTTCGTTTGCCATTTTTTTGTTTCCTCCTATCACTTCAGGAAAATGCCCAGATTGCGCAGAGGAACTTCAACGTCGTCCACGCTCACGTTATTGGGCAGCACCAGACCGTCAGCAAAGAACTCGCCGGTCAGATAGACCGGCACTTCCTTGTTTGCGTCTGCGCTGTCAGCAGTAATGCCGTACAGGCCGGTCAGGACTGCCGTGCCTGCGCTTGCCGGTGCCGCAATAGGCTTCACCTTGCCGTCCGCAATCAGCACGGGGGCGTGTGCCTCCACAGCTTCGCTTGCGGTCTTGGTTGCCTTTGCGATACCAATGTCCACGCCAGCAATGAAATACTTCGGCGCGGTGCTGAAATCTTTTCTTGCAAGATCCATGCTCATGGTTCTTTCCTCCTTACTTCACACCGTTTGCCTTGCGGATTGCGGCCAGGAAAACGTTTGCTTCCGCGTCCTTCGGATCCGGGTCAGCGGGGGGCGGATTGGTGATGTTGTTCGCGCCGGAAGTCTGGGCGTTGGCCTTTGCCTTGTCCAGATAATCCTTGCTCTGCTTCTGCTGCTTTGCCTTCATGCTGGCAATGACGGCCTTCGCAAAGGATGCGGAATCAATGGGCTTCACAAACTTCGCCTCATTCGCTTCATCCTCCGCGCCGGGCAGAGTGGCGTTTTCGATCTCCTGAATGCGGGTGCGCTCGGCATTGATAGCCTCGGTTTCGATCTTGGCTACCATATCCGGGCACGCCTTGCGGAGATCGTCCACGGTCTTGATGTCCTTAATGTCCATGTCTGTTACCTCCCCATGGGTTTTGTTCCCCGACTGATCCGCCGGGGGTGTATTTTCAGGCTGGGCCGTGGTCTTATCCACTACCCGGCTTCTGACAAAGTTCGGTGCTTTGTTGAACGGGGTGTTCATGCTGATGCTGTTGACGAACAGGATGCCGTTGCGGTTCTCCACAACAGAATCGTCCGCTTCGTCGTCCACCTCGTCCACAAAGCCCTTCTCCTTGGCTTCCGTTGCCGTCCACCAATTCGTTTCATCCATCCACTTGGCGCACTCGTCCTCGGTCTTACCGGACTTCTTGGCATACAGAGTGACGATACTGCTGCGGATGGTTTCCAGCGCTTTCAGACAGTTGTTGAGATCTTCTGCGGTCAGGTAATCGCAGACGCCCATGCTGACCGGATGCACCATGTAGCTTCCGTCTGCCGCCGCCACCACCTTGTCCGCATGGCAGGCAACAATGGTTGCCGCACTGGCGCACAGGCCGTCGATGTGGGCGGTCACAGTGGCTGCGTTGCGTTCCAGCATATTGCCAATAGCCTGCGCTGCAAACACATCACCACCACCGGAGTTGATGTACACGGTGATTTCCTTCACATCGCCTAGGGCGGCAAGGTCATCCGCAAACCGTTTCGGGGTCGCGGCATCTTCCCACCAGCTGCGCTCGGAAATATCGCCGTAAAGTAGAAGTTCCGCTTTCTGGTCATCACCGGCCAGATTGCGGAACTGCCAAAACTTATCATTTGTCATCTTCTGGTTCGTCTGGGAATTGGGTTTGCTCATTTAGCCCTACCTCCTTCATTTTTTCCATTTCGCTCTTGCGCTGCCTCATGTTTGCCCGCCAGCTTCCGCCGGTCATCTGTGCAGTTTCCTGCTCATTGGTGCTGATGCCCTGCTGAACACGCAGAATCGCCGCCTCGATCTCTTTCTTGGCATCCAGATTGGTGCGTGCAGGACCGTTCCATGTGCAGCCCATGTAGGCTTTCGCCACAGCCGGGTCGTCAAAGAAGCCGGGCGCATTGATGCGCCCACGGGCTACTGCCTCGGCAAACCATTTTTCGTAGGCCGGCTGGCAGAAGTCCGCTGCAAAGCTATCCCGCAGCACACCGCAGGTGCGCCAGAACTCGTTCAGTGCGCCGCGGCTTGCGGAATAGTTGGAACTGAATTTCTTGTAAAGCACCTCACTGGGAATCTCCACGCCGGTCGCTACCTGATTGGACATGGCCGACATGAAGCCGTCAAAGGTCGTGACCGGGTGTTTCGGGTCGAACGTATCCGTGCTCTCTCCCGGTGCAAGGTCGAACACCGCGCTCGGCGCAAGGTCGATGCCCAGTTCATCGGGCGGGGTGTTCGGGTCCTCCGCCTTATCTGCCGGTTCCTCGCCGAACGGTGCCTGGCTGGTCGGGTTTTCATGTTTGATAAACAGCGTGATGGACGATGCCACGATAGCCGCCGCCAGCTCTGCTTCTGTGTATCTGCCCATCTGTTTCAGCGTGGGCAGCACCGGAGCCAGCAAGGGCACGCCGCGCCGCTGCCCGGCACGCTCCCTCTGTGTGACGCACAGGATGTTCGGTTCTCCCGTTTCGGGGTCGCGGGCTTCTACCCGCGTCCATGTCAGCGGCACCGTGCTGTCGTAAGCCAGCGGATGCCGACTTGCTATCCAGTACGCCACCACCGCGCCGTCCCGGTTCGTTTCCACGCCCTGCACGATCTGGAACACGTCATGCTTGTCTATCGTGCAGGGTGCCATTATGTCCGTGCGGTCAGGGCTGCAAATCAGATCAGCCTCGATCAGGCGCAGCCGCAGAGCATACGGCCAGTGCGGATGTTCGCTGAACTGCACCACCGCAAACGCATCGCCGTTCATCAGGAAACTGGTGAACGCCAGCGTCTGCAGCCGCCAGAAGTTATCCATGCCAGCAGCATCGCAAAGGGTGCTGTCCGCCCAAAGTCCAAATTCGCGGGAGATCTGCGCCTGCAATCTGTCTGCCTGTTCCTCGTTCAAGTGCAGATAGTCCGCATCCACCTGCGGGGTCGGCACAAGGCCGCTGCCCACCACGTTGGTGCGCAGGGTCTTGATGGCACCCGTTGCCAGAGGGATGCCCATATAAGCATCCCGGCTCCGTTTGCGCAGAATATCAAGATTATCTTCGATATCCTCTTTTGCGCTGCCGCCACCAACGTGCCAGCTGCGCATAGCGCGGGACAAGCGGCTTGCGCCGTAGTTCCCGTAGCCGGTGCCGTTGTTCATGACGGACAGTGCGGCGCGTGCCACAGCGCGGCGATACCCTTTTTCGGGGCTGATTGCCGCAATGGCTTTATCCAGAATATTTGCCATGTAGTCCACCGTCCTTACACATCATGCGGCGAGAAGTGGTAGATTCGGTTTCTGCCCCGGCCTTTTTCTTCTGCTTCCGCTTCGGCTACTTTCTTTTCCCAGAAGATAATGCTTTCCCGTATCTGTTTCAGACTGGCACGGGTCAGCATCATCTGCTCGATCTGGTAGCTTTGCCCTGTCGAAACGGCGGCTTCCGCTTCCAGCCACATATCAAGGTGCCGCTGTGCGGCTTCTTTTGAGATGATCGGCATTGATTAGATACCTCCTGATCTTCTTCTGCGGTACTGGCGCGGTGCGGTCTGGCGGGGCGCTTCCTCGCCGGGAATTTCCAAACCGGGGGGATTGCTGATTTCCAGCGCCGCCGTTGCGTAGTTCCGAACGTCAAACGCTTCGTTACGTTTCTGTGCCGGGTCTTTCAGCTCCCACCGCTCCACCTTGCGGCCAGACTTCCAGCGTGTGACCTTGTGTTCCGCAGTAAGCATCTTGAAATAGTTTTCGTCATACCCGGCATCCTCTGCCGCCGGAAAGTGGCAGTAGTTCGGGCCTTTGATAAGCACCTTCAGCCGGGCAAGGACATGGTTTTTGCCGGTATCAACGCCCAGCGTGAACAGTTCACCGCCCACGCGGTTGTTCTTCGTGGGGTTGCGCAGGTATGGTACGTCCATACCGCCACGGCCTTTGATGGGCCAGATGTGCCGTTCCTCGCGCTCTTTGCAGAAGCGGATGACCTGATCTGGGAAGTGGCCGCCGCTGTCCATGCAGACACACCGCAGGGACAGTTCCGTGCCGTCCTTCTTTTTCCAAGTCTTTGATAGGAAATCGTCCAGATCCGCCCAGACCTGCCCGCGTTTCAGATCGCCGTAGATGCGCTGATACCGGATGCCCCAGCTTTCCTTGCCGATGCCCCATCCCACGACTTCCGCCTCAAAGCGGTTGTCCTGCGTATCGACACCGGCTGTCAGGTACACCACGCCGTCCGGCACCTCAGCTTCGTAGAACTCGCGGCGATCCAGCAGGTTGTTTGCCTCTACCGTTTCGCCCGGTTCTTCCCACGGCAAGCCAAGGTCAGTGTTCACGAACACCTGCATCTTTTCGTAGTCGCCGCGCTTCGCGTCCATATCCGCCGCTATGAAGTCCTCCACGATCTTGTCCCACCCGCAAAGGGTAGAACCTATCTTGTTCATGTGAAAGCCTCTCACGGGGCGCTCTGGGTGCTCTGCGTGCCATTTGCCTTGCAGGCTGTTCTTCTTCCAGCGGTATTCATTGTCCAGACAGCCGCACTCGGCGCAGCGGTACTGCGCACCGCCCGCCGTCCAGTTGTCCTTGTCGAATACCATGTTGTCCCACACAAAGGGTTGATAAAAGCCGCAGTTCGGGCAAGGCACCGTCCACTCTTCTTGTGTGGAGGCGTTGAACTCGTCCAAAATGCGGCTATTGTTTTTGGTGGTTGGGGTGGATACCAGCACCGTCTTGTAATCCCAGTAGGTCGTTTGGCGCTGCTCGGCCAGCATGACCGGGTCGCCCTCTTTGCCGGCGCTTGCCTTGTAAGCGTCCACCTCGTCCGCCAGCAGCACCTTGATGGGGCGGCCGCGGAGGTCGGTGGGGGCATTTGCGCCAACGATGGTCAGTTGCCCACCGGCAAAGTTCTTTTTCATGATGGTGTTGCCGGAATAGCGGCTCTTGTTGTCCACAAGGCCACGTAGCACCGGCGTGTCCCGGATCATGGTCGCCAAGCGGTCTTTGCTGAAACTTTCGCCCAGATTCACCGTAGGCTGCACGATCATGATGGGGGCGGGGTAGTAACTCATGTAATACCCGATGGTGTTCAGGATCAGGCCATCCGTCTTGCCAGACTGGGCGCACATCATGGCTACCACCTTGCGGATATGCACATCTCCGATAGCGTTCATGATCTCCCGCTGGAACGGCGCATTGTCCGTGTTCCAGCGCCCTTGCGCCGCAGAGGCTTCCGCCGACAAGCGCCGGTAGTTGTCCGCCCACTGGCTAAGGGTCAGGTTCGGGGGCGGTTTCAGCGCTCCCAGTGCCCGGCTGAACATCTCCGCCGTCTGCGGTTCCAGGTGGATCATCGCCATGTTCTCTGCCGCCTTTCTTGACGCAGCTCTTGAACGGACAGAACTGCTGGATCTCATTCAGCCGGGTGCCCCAGACGCAGTGCCGGCACTTATTCTTCCTGCTCATCTTCGGATTCCTCCTCCGGTGCCGCCAGCGCAATTTCCGGGTCACTCAGTTCCACAAGCGCTTCCTGCACGGCTTTTTGCAGAATATCGTGCGCTTCCGCCGGGTCGGTCAGCTGCGCCATGGTGCTTGCGTACTTGGTCGGGATGGTTTCCAGCCGGTTCTTGAAGTTGGCAAAGATGGTTTTGAGGGCGTGTTCTACTTCCTCGGTGCGGTGCAGGTCGCCTTGGGCTTCCTCCATCCGCATTTTCTCGATCTTGCCACGGGTCTCTTCCCGCTCGGCGCGGGCGGCTACAAGGCGGGCTTGGTCGTCTTTGTCACCGATCTTGAATTTCAGGTATTGCCGGACGCAGACCTTCATATCAAAGACGCCGGGGCGGACTTCGGACAATACGCCCTGATCCCGCAGGTTTCGCACCTGCCGGTCAGTGATGCCCAGCCATTCTCCGACAGCCTTACTCGTATACAGAGGCATCCTCGTCACCGTCCTTGTCGGGTATCTCTCCGGTTGCCCGGATCCGCAGCAGTTCAAGCCGTTGCTGTTCGGTTTCCAGATGCAGCTTGTCCATCTCGTTCTTCTGCATCTGGGCGGCAGCCGACAGGATGCGCCCATGGATCTTGTTCAGCGCTTCCTGCAACTGCAAGATGCGCTGCGCCGGGGTCTCCTTCTGGTACATACCGATCCGCTGGTTCGCGCCGTCCCGCTTCCGCTTGCCGCGTCCGCCGGGCACGCGCATATCGGTGACGCTGGACGTTATCAGCTGGTCAGGCGGCAGCTGCTGGTATTCCTTGATCTTGTCCAGAATGTACTTTTCCCGGAGCAGCAGTACGCCAATCTCATGTGAGGTCAGGTCGGTGCTGTTCCGGGGTGCGTCCTCTACGATCTTCTTTTCTTCCGGGGTGAGCCGGTCAAAGAAGATGGCGGAGTATGCCCCGTCCTTTTCTGCGTTCAAGTTGCCCACCGGTGCCCCGCCGCCGGGGTTGCCCACGGCGTTTTTGTTTCCCGGTTGACCGCCGGGCTTCCGGGGCGCGGGCTGTTCCCACCCGTCCTTTGCTTTCCAGCGGCGGACTGTATCGTATTTAAGATGGAGGTCATCCGCCAGCTGGCGGAGATTTACTTCTCCGTCCTTCTCCATCCGGGCAATGTACTCAGCGCGGGCGGCATCGCGCTCATCGCTTCGCCTTGCCATTCCGTTTTCCTCCAATAAAAAATGCCCCGCCTGGCAAATCATCCAGACAGAGCATTCCACATCGCCGCCGGTCCAGCGGCTTTTCTTCGGGTCGCTTACAGATTGTAAGCAACAGGGTATGCGAGAGACCCCTCGGCGCTTCCGCCGTGGGGTCTCTCGCATAATTCCGCTGTACCAATTATACCACCAAAACCGTCTTAAAACGTCTTATCTTTCGCCGGTACGGGCTTTCAAATGTAAACAGTTTATGACATAGCGCCATTTTGCCGCCCTCGGCAAGATGGTCGTGCCCGATTTTGTTACCCTCAACAAGATCGCCGCCGGGGATGTTTTGTTGACCCCGCCAAAACGTGAACCGGACGTGTACCTCTTGTGAACTTCAAGTGAACCATTTTGTTGACCTCACCAGAATGGTGCCCGCCATCCCGGTGCCACCGCCGCCATGGTGTCCCGGTCTGAAATTTTTGAACCCGTCACCCTTTTTCGGCGGCCGGAGGGCGGAAGCCCTTTGAAAATTTTTGCACCTAGAAATATTTTGGGGCTTCCGAACCCGCACCGCGCCCGCCGGCGGGGGGCAGTACCTTACCGGCGGCGGGGGTCATCGGGGCGGCCGCCGGTGGCCGGCGGCGCGGCTGTGGCTGATCCGGCAGGGCGGCGGCGGCGCCCAGGGCGTGCCGAGGGACGGCAGCAGGGCGGCGAGGCGGAGAAGGAAGGGGGCAGGGGGATAGATAAGGCGAGTTATAGCCTGTTAAGTCTAAGCCCTAAGCCTAAAGCTCTATCCCGTTAGGTGGAGAATCTGACCCCTCCGGCGGCGGCGCAAAATGGCCGTTTTGCGGGGTGCTGCGGGGTGGATCATCCGGCAGGCGGCAGCGATGCAGGCGGCAGGTGGGCGGCGCTGGCGGGCTTGCCCTTCCCGGTGGGCGGTGCTGGCGGCTGCGCTGCTGCTGTGAGGTCTGGCAAGGCTGGCAGGCTGTGGGCGCTGTGCAGGTGGGGCAGGGCTGGCGCTGGTGCGTGGTCATCGTGTGCGGCGGTCTGTTGCTGGCGTGGTCATCGGGTGCGGCGCTGGCGGTGCTGATCCTTCCGGGTGCAGGTGGTGGGCGGTGCGATCTGCTGCGGCTGCGGGGTGCTGGCGTGGTCATCGTAGCAACGGCGACAACACCCAGCGCGTGCCGGGCTGCTGATCCGGCAGGCCGGGCAGGCGGGAAGGCGGCGCAAAAGAAAAAGGCCAGGGCGGCGGCGCGTTGTGCGCTGCTGCTCTGGCCTTCTGTCTGCACTGGCGGTGCGATCTGCTGCGCCTGGTGCATCCCGGTGCATATCGCGGGCGGCGGCGGTCTGCTCCCCGTTCCGGTGCCGGGCTGCTGGCGCTGGCACTGGTCCAGCGTCAACGGTTCCGGCTGCACCTGATCCGGCTGCAACGGTTCCGGCTGGCGGTGCTCCATCCGGGCCGTTTTTGCCGTTTGCCGGAGGGGTCAGATTCTCCACTTTACCGGGTAGTGCTCTAGGTGTAGGGCTTAGACTTAGTAGGCTATAGCCTCCCCAGTAACCCCCTATAATCCCCCTTCTTCCCCGCTTTTGTCCGGCTCCGGCCACTCGTGCCCCTCTTGCTCCATCCGGGCGCGGACTGCATCGAGAATATATTTTTGCACGCTCTGCCCGGCAGCATCAGCGGCGGCGCGTAGTGCTGCGCCCTGGTTCTTGTACGGCTGAATCACAAGCCGATCAAGTTTTTTGTGGTGTCTTTTATCCGTTTCTGCCTTTCTTGCTGTTAAAGCCATATTATTTCCCCTTTCCTTTTTTGCGTTTATTTTATTTTATCATAATGGCGGCAACGTGTGAACACGCAATTTGCACAAAAGCGTGTGAACAGTTTTGTGCAAAACGCAGAAAGCGTGTGAACACGCTTGACAGCGACGTGTGAACACGCTACAATGCAGACACAGCAAGCGCCACGGCAACCGCCGGACGCAAGCCAGTCACCCGACAGGGGAGAAAGGAGAACCGACACATGAGCGCAAATTTCTTCAAGCTGCCCGAATCCGACAAGCGGAAAATCTGGGCTGCGCTGCTCAAAGAGTGGGCAGCAAAAAAGGCCGCCAACCGGGCAAACGGTTGACAGCCTAGCAAGATGGGATTTGATCCACCAATCTTGCAATGATTTTACCACCGGCAGGCGGTAAAGTCAAGCGGATGCCCCGGCAGGGCTGCACCGCTCAAACAAAGCGGCCCCGCCCCACTACCCCGGTAGCCCGCCGGGAGAAATTGAAAAAAGCAAAGGAGCAAAGAGCATGAAACTTTTGAACACTGCAAAGAAGATCACCACCGCCGCCGCACTGGTGGCCGCAATGCTGGCAGGCACCGCCCCCAAAGCCGCCGCCTGCCCCTACACCGTCGGCTCCCTGGGCCGCTACATCGCCCCGGCCATTGTGCAGGGCATGACCGCCACCGATGACGGCGCGGTTGAAGTCTGGTGCAGCGACCTGAAGGACGGCGACGACTGGTATTTTCTGGTGGACGCTGAAACCGATCTGCAAATTTATGACCGGGTGCAACTGGTAGTTGACGCCAACGGCACCCCGGACAACTACGCCGATGATCGCGTTATTGATGCACTTTACTGCCACGACTGCGAGAGCGTGGAAGATTGAACCGAAAGGAGCGCTGCAACATGATGACACTTGTACAGATCCGCGAACGGAACCGCAAGGAGAACGCCGCAGCCCGCCGCCTGCAGGCCGCCGGGTATCGGCTGGAAGGATGGGACCCCCGCACCGGGCAGCGGATCGCCGCCCAGATCACCGGCGAGAACACCAACGACGAACGCCGCACGTTCTACGCCTTCCCCACCTGGCAGGATGCCGCCGCCGCTCTTTTGGGCTGAATGCCCCGGACACCTTAGCAGGGCCGCACCGCAAAGCGACCCCGCCCCACTACCCCGGCAGCCGCCGGGAGATCATCCCGAACACCAACACAACAAGCAAAGGAGCGTTTCACATGACCAACGACGAAATCATTTACAACGAAGTCAACGCGAAGTATCACACCCCCGAACAGCGCCGCGCCATCCTGGCGCTGGCCTACACCCCGGAGCAGATCGCCGCCAAGGGTAAAGAAATTCACTTCAAGGACGTGCCCGAAGAGCAGCAGGGCGAAGAGCTGGAAAAGCTGCTGCTTGCCGGCCTGTTCCACACGTTCCAGGAGTGGAAGAAGGACGGGAAGAGCGTCAAGACCGGCGAGAAGGCCACGATCTGCACGAAGTTGTGGAAGTTTGACGACCGACCCCGCAAGACCAGCGCCAGCATGGAGCCGGACGCACTGACCGCCGCCGCCAATGACCAGCGCCCCGACGGGAACTATTACAAAGCCCCTGCGCACCTGTTCCATATCGGGCAGGTGGAAGCAAGCCGCCCCGCCCCCGCCGGACGCTTTAAGAGCCTGGACGAGATCAAGGCATACAACCGGATGTTGGCCGACCAGCGCAAAGCCGCCAAGGCCGCCGCAGGACAGGCCGCCAGCGCCCCGGCAGAGATCCCCGCAAAGGCAGAGACCCCCGCAAAGCCCGCCACGAAACCCGCAAAGAAGGCCAGCAAGGCCACCGCACCGAAGGCCGCAACGAAACCCGCCGCACAGCCCAGTGCCCCGCAGAAGGCCGCACAGCCCGCCCCGGATGCACTCCACAAGGCAGAGCGCAAAGCCTGTGCTGCATTCCTGGCAGTGCCCGAAACCGACCGCAAAGGGCAGGCCGCAGCGCTGGACACCTGGCGCAAGACCCGGAAGGCCGTAGAGGACGCAAAGCAGACCCCCGCCGCCGTAGCTGTGCTGGATGAAGCGCCGGTGAAACAGCTGGACTTTGAGAGCATCGCCGCCGGTCTGCTGGCATGATCCACCACCACGAAACCGGATATTTTGGCAGGGCTGCACCGGGCAAAGCAACCCCGCCCCACTTCCCACCGGCACCCCGCCGGGAGTATCACCACAAAACGAAACACGAAAAGGAGTTTTTGCAATATGAAAAGAGCATCCAGCAGCACCCCCGCCGGCCTGAACGTGAAGAAGATCACCGCCTATCTGAAAGGCCAGGCCAAGAACCGCAACGCCGTGCGGATCACCTGCCAGGGTGGCAGCGTGTACATCTTCACCGGCTATGCAGCGTTCAAGCTGCCCGCCGTCCTTTACCCGGAAGTGATCCAGCCCGTGACCATGCAGGCGGCCCCCGCCGATGGTGTGACCATCGTTTCCAGCGATGACGGGTTTGTGGTCAACGATCCGCACCAGCTGACCGCCGCGCAGATGTTCCAGAAGTTCAGCAACTGCAAAGAAGAGGTCAAGCGCACTTCTCTTTTGCAAGAAGTCGAGATGAAGGGCAAAATCTGGGGCACGTTCCGAATGTTCCGCGATGGATCCCGGCCCATCATGATAAATTCGGAGTATGACGCTTTTGTGGATCATCACGAATTTGTTTACCACGGCAGCAACAACCCGCTTGCGCCCATCCTGGCAACTGACACCGCAGACCCGAAACGCGCCGCCGTGGCCGTGCTCATTGCCCCGATGAAGGCGAACGACGAAATACAGCAGGTATGCAACCGCCTGTTTGCATGACCTGCACCGGATGCCCTGGCAGAGCCGCACCGGACAAAGCGGCCCCGCCCCACCGCCCAGCATTCCGCCGGGCATATCACGAAACACGAAAAGAGGTTTACACGATGACCACCCCAAACGATTCCCTGGACTTCTACCCCACGCCGGACAGTCTGGCCTTTGATATGGTTTTCTCCCTGCGGGAAGTAAAATCCGGGTTCACCACCTACCCGAAACCCATCCTTGAACCGTCCGCCGGTGATGGAGCGCTTGCGCGTCAGGTCCACGCTCTGGCGTTCAACGTCCACCACGACCACAAGACCGGCGAGGTTGACTACTACGACAAGGAAAAGGCACGAAGCGCAGAGCTTGACTGCATCGAGCTTTCCAGCGACTTCCGCGCCGTGCTGAAGAAAGACGGTTTTCGGGTGGTGCATGATAACTTTCTGACCTTCCGCCCCACCACGAAATACGCCGCAATCGTCATGAACCCGCCTTTTTCAGAGGGTGCGCGGCACCTGCTCAAAGCGCTGGACATCATGCAGGACGGCGGCAAGGTGCGCTGTCTGCTCAACGCCGAAACCCTGCGCAACCCCTGCACCAACGAACGGAAAGAGCTGGCCGCACGGCTGGAAGCGCTGCACGCAACAGTGAAGTATTACCCGGACGCTTTCAAGAACGCCCGCCGCGCCGCCCGCGTAGAGGTGGCGCTTGTGTCGGTGGACATTCCCGACCGGGAGCCGGTGAGCCGGATCCGCCTGGATCTGAAAAACGAAACCGCAGAGCGCTTGAAAGAAAACCCGGAGTTTGCCGCCCTGGTATCTTCCGACCCCATCACGGCAGCCATTGAGCGGTACAACGCAGCCGCAGAGGGTGTGCGCCGGATCTATGAAGAGTACAACGGAATCAAGTCGTTGTTTTCCTCTGCCGGCGCTGGTAAGAAAGAAAACCCTGTGATGGCTTTCACGAAATCTTATAACGACGCTATCCGGGAACTGCGCGGGATGTACTGGAAGCAGCTGTTTGAAATGCCGCAGCTGTTCGATGCGATGACCTACGAAATGCAGCAGGATTATCAGAAGCGAATCAAAGAGCTTGAAGGCTACGACTTCAGCGCGTACAACATTCTGACCGTCCGGGAAGAAATTTCACGAAATCTTCTTTCCAGCATCGACCACGAAATTATAAAGCTGTTCGACGACTGGACGAACCTGCATTATAACGACGAGTACAGCAAGAACGTGCATTATTACAACGGCTGGTGCACGAACTCCGCGTACAAGATCAACCGCAAGGTCATTTTCCGCTGCAACGCCTTTGATACATACGATGGGCGTTTCTGCCCCCGGTACAACGCAACAGGCCATGTTGCCCAGATCGAGCGGGTGCTGCACTTCCTGGACACGAACGGCAAGCCCTACAATGGGGACGAACTCCGCGCCGTGCTGGATGCCGCCGAAAAGAGCGGCCAGACCCAGAAGATCCAGCTGCACTATTTCACCGCCACGTTTTACAAGAAAGGCACCTGCCACATCGAGTTTACGAACACGGACGTTTTGAAGTCCTTCAACCTCTACGCCGGACAGCGCAAAGGCTGGCTGCCGCCCACCTACGGCAAAAAGAGCTATCACGATATGGCCGCCGCAGACCGCCGGGTGGTTGACAGCTACGAGGGAGAGGCCAGCTACACCGACACCCTCACCCGGCACCTGATCCCCACGCAGAGCACGTTTTTACAGCTCAACGCCTGACACGAAACCCGCAAGGCCGACAGCGTTCCCGCTGCCGCTGGTGCAAGCCCAGCCGCCCCAGACCGGGGCGGGCGCTCATGGGTAGCAGCCCATCCGGCAGGCCGCCGGGAGTATCAGCACGAAATACAGAACGAAAAGGAGTAACAACCATGAAGAACCAGAACACCACCCAGATCGCCTACATCGTCACCGCCGACTACTACACCAACGGCAAGCCCACCACCTGCAAGATCACCGTGCAGCCGGTCAACTTTGACCCCGCCCGCCTGATCGACTGGTCCGACCGGATCAGCAAGACCCACATCCGCGAAGTCGAGAACTTCACCACGCCGGAGGAAGCCGCAAAGCGGATGACGGAGATCATCGAAGCCGCCGCAGAGCGCGCTGCCCAGATCCAGCGCCCGGAATCGGTGACAGAACGTCACCACTTGACCGTGCCCCGCCTCGCCGATCTGGCAGCTCTGCCCGCCGTCCACGCCTGAACACGGACCCGGAAGCCCTGGCAGGGTGCGCACCGGATAAAGCGGCCCTACCTCACCGGCACCCGGCACCATGCCGGGAGCACATCACGAAACACGAAAGGAGTTTTCTACATGACACGTTATCAGATCGTTTACAACAAGTCCGGCTACCCGCTCACCACATGGAGCAACAGCCCGGACCAGGCGCACGAACTCGCGGAGAAGTTCCGCAAGGTTGGCTACTCCGTGGACGTTTGGGAGCACACCGACAAGGGCGCACACAAGACCAGCCTCTAACCCCGCCCCATCTTCCCGACATTTACGCCGGGAACATCACGAAACAGAAAGGAGGTGTTTTCATGGTTCGATGTTGGATATACTCCGCCGGGCGGGATCAATGCCAGTGCTACAACGTAGATGACGAAAATCTAGCCGATCTGGCAGCACAGGCGCAGTTTTTGGAGGACTTCCGCACCCAGCGTGCAGCAAACCCGGCATTATACCGGCAGCTGCTCAATATGCTGGTGCCCGCCGCCGATGCCATTCCCATGCGCAACTATACCGGTCTGCCATTCTGACAGCCAGCGCCCCGGCAGCCCGCCGGGGTCATTCTTGTATCTCTGCACGAAATCTTCTTGTCTTTTATTGCTTTTGTTTGCGTTTTGTTCTATCATGACAGTAACGAAACACGAAAAGGAGGTTTCCCGTTATGACTATGATTCCCGCATTCGGCCCATGGCCAGAGCACCCCGCAGACGCCGACGAAGAAAAGCGCCTTGCCAGCGCCCAGCAGAGCAAGACCACCCCGACCAGCATTGACAAGAAACACGAAACCGGCGTTTTTTACGGTTCCGGCAAAGACCCTTACCAGACCACCCTTGCAAGCTGCACCTGCAACGATTTTGTAAAGCGCAAAAAGCCCTGCAAGCACGTTTTCCGGCTGGCTATGGAACTTGGCATCATCGACACGGCATACAAGACCGGGCGCAGCACCGGCGAACGGAACGAGGCACAGATCAGCTTTGCGGACAGCATCGAACTGGTTGAACAGCTCTCTGATGCAGCACAGAACGAAATCAAGGGAATGCTGTACTACACCAGTGAACGCATTGAAACCCGCCAGAAGCCCGTAACCTGCCACGAACTGGATCTGATCCCAGAACTGCGCACCTCGCCGCTCCTGCACGAAAACCCTTACCCGCTGGAAGAAGTGCTGAACGATCTGCCAAAGCCCCTTGTTGTGCAGCTGCTGGATCTGGTGCGCCTGGAAGGCAAGCCGAAACGAAATGCAGCTAAAACCGTAATGGCTGCATGGCTGGCGCAGAACGCGCCCATGCTGGCAAAAGAGCTGCCGCCTTGTGCGTCTTTCTCTTTCGTGGAGGTGTTCGACAAAGCCCAGCGTGACGTTTACAAGTACCTGCACCGCAAGTACGACACGGAAACAGACTGGTACACCGGCGCAGAGTATCCCGCCGGGGCTGTTCCTACGGCAGACGGGTCTACTTACTACTTCCCAGAGGACAGAGTTACCGATGCCCTCACGAAACGCGGTTTTAATCGCTGCCTGAATGGTTACATCCCGGAGTAAAGAATCTTACTTCACGAAATCTTACTTTTTGACCACGAAATTTGCAATTTATCTGCAAAAATCCGGTCTTAGCCACGAAAAGCAGCTTTTTAACCACGAAATTCACTTTTTTGTGATTGAATTGAACTTTTTCGTTATCAAAACTTCAACTCATTCACTAAAACGGCACGAAATGGAGCATATTCATGGACGAAATTGAATTTTTTGCCCCGTGGCGTTTGGTCGCTGCTTTTGCGGACGGCTCCCGTTTGCTGTTCGATGGTCTGACGGAAGAACAGGCCAGAGACGCAATGGAAGCCGCCCAGGAAGAGCACGGCGACATTGGTTACTGGAACCGGGTCACGGATCAGAACTATGAGGACGGCAGGTATTACAAGACCGTCCCGCCACCTCCCTGCATCAACATCGTGGACTACGACGGCTACACTGGGCCGCTGGACGAAAACGGTCTGCCGGTAGGTCTGGCTGAACAGATTGCCCAGGCAAGCGCAGAGGAAGGCCGGGATCCCAACGAGGCGCAGATCATCATCAAGCGCAACGCGCCAAAAGAAAGAGAGGATCAGCAATGAACAATACTTCCCCGGAAGCCCAACAGGCCATCGACCAGTTGAGGCGTAGCTTTGTGGACAGCTGCGCGCCCATCATGGAACAATTTCAGTTAGACCAGCAGGTGCTGCGGGCAGAAGCAGCTGTGAAGCAACAATATTGCATGATGCACAGCCTTTCCCCCGATGAAGTCACTGTTTCCAGTGTTGAGGATGAACACGGTATTCGTACTTTCACCGTCACCGAAAGGCCATCCACGCAAATGGTTGACATAACCATTACCATCCCCACAGAGTAACGAAAAGCCCGTCGGGTCGATGACCTGACGGGTTATTTCTATGCCTGTTTTCAGTTTTTCGGGGGTAGTCGTGTTTGTTTTTCTGCGGATGGTGGACACGATTTTGCGGAAGCGCCTGTGCATGAGGTTCCACAGGCCGCCTTGCCTATAAGATAATATCGCCCTCCGCCCAGGCATCCGCCCGGCAGCGCCCCTCGCGCACGTTTAACGCACGCGATAATAAAGCGCCGCACTCCGGGAGCCGTTCCAGACCGCTGCCCAGCTGTGCAAGAGCCACGTTCCGCAGGTACTTCAAGTGCTGCACACTGTACGGAACCTTCTGCTGTACTTCATGCCATTTTTTGTGGCTGATGTAGAACTCGGTCAAAATCATATTGTGGCCACTGTCCAGCCTGTTCATTTGTCCCTGGATGATACGCTGATCTCCCAGCAAAACCGCCCGCTGCTGTTCCAGCTGGCGCAGCCGTTCACCAATGCCCAGTTCTTCCATTTTGCACGCCATCATTGCGGTACTATCTCCGTGAGATCCGCCGTGCGGCATCCCATCTGCACCCATGCCCCGCATAGGGTCTATTTCATCGTTCAGCGCGGCACACTGGCGGCGGATGATCTCTATCCGCTGCGGGATGTCTGCATAATATTTCAAGATTGCTTCCGCCTCGTGTACCTTCACTGCTCAATCCTCCCGAAATTCAAAAATCTTTCTTGAAAAGTGGTTTGCCAAAAACGGGATCTTCTTCCTCCACGCGCTCCACCATGGCACCTACGCCGTAGATGTCCTCAATGACGCGGCACAGACGGTTATAGGCCACCTCTTCGCCGTCCTTGCTCCATTCGAGGAACCGGGCATAGTTCGCCTTGGCTTCTTTCTTCACAGCCTCGATCTGTTCAGGTGTGTATCCCATTTCTTCCAGCGATTCCGCCATAAAGCGGATAATCATTTTTGCGGCATCGCGGCGCTCCGCCAGAATGCGCAACTTTTTTTCAGAGCCCACCAAATCACCCGCCGGGAGCCAGAACTCTTCCGGCATCAGGTGGGCGGTGCGCTCTCTTAACCGCTTCCGGGCTTCCGGTGTCCCGTACTTGTCGAGATCCAGAACGTACCGGGATGCAGCATTATTCATTTTCAGGTTCAGGACAATAGATTCTTTCTCGCCCCAGTCCCAGAGATCATGCGCCGCCGCAATGGTGCAATACGAGACCACTCGCCTGATTGCCTCACGGTTCAGTATGGTACGGTGCTTCGACTTGCTGATGTTTATCTGCTGGTTCACCGCGTTCTGGATGCTCTGCCGGTAGAATGCCGGCATCCTTGCTCTGCTTTTGCCCATGATTGTTCCTTTCCCGCCTGTTCAGCCAGGCGCTTCCACTCTTTCGTTTCTGCTTTTGTGTCCGGTGTGATGATCTCGACAAAGCCCCAGCCTTTCGGTTTGGCTATGAGGTCGATAAAAAGCCTGCGGCGATAGATATAATCCCGCTGTGCTTTCCGAGTAAACTTCGACTTGATCTCGACCACATCCACCCGTCCGTCTGCATAGGTGAGCTTATAGTCCGCCGTATAATGCGCCGCCGGGAGTTTCACCGCGCAGTATTCTTCCTCCTGCAGCAGTGTCCACTTCGGGTGCGGTTCTGCTGACACGATTTCCCCGGACTGAATGCCGGGCAAGATGGTGCCGATGTAATACACATACTCTCCGTAGGAATCAAAAGTTTTGCTCAACCGCCCGGCAGCACTTGCGGCCTCCGCCATAGGCTGCGCATGGGTGCACTTTCCCCGTTGTCTGGCTGCTATCTGAGCCTCTGCCTGCGCGCGGTAGCGCGGCGGCAGGTCGTCCAGTTCCAGTCTGGCGCTCATGGCTGGTTCCTCCTGTTCTTCCGCCGGGTGTCCGGCTTCTTTTTCAATTTCACGATCAGGTGCTTGGTGTTGTTCCCCGTGATGTGCTGTTCGCACTCGCGCAGGGTATAACCGGGGTATTTTTTCTCCCAGTATTCACGGTCATCCGGCAGGGCAAATGCTTCGTCAAAGCGCTTGCGGCTCCATCTGGTATCATTCGGGCGCGGGGTTTTCGGCTTTTGCAGCCCTTGGCTCTGCCGCCAGCGCCGGATACGGGCTCTGGCTTTCGTCATGTAGGTCGTCAGGCGTTCAAAGCTGGAACAGGTCAGGTCGATAGGTTCAACTTTCACAAGCCCCATCGGCCGCCCGGTGCTGTCCCGCCACAAGTCCTTGATCTCCTGCCATGTCAGATTGCCTTGCAGGATCACATGATGGTGGTGTCTGCCGGTAACTTTCCCGTCCTCGTCCACCACGCTGTACTCTGCAACCTGCATCCACTTGGATGCTTCCCGCCCCGTCTTTTTGCAGAAGCGCTTCAGGCGGCGGGTAAAATTCGTCCAGTCCCGGTCTACCTGGTCAAAATCTCCGGGCGCTGGCTGGTGGTCGTGGTCGTATGTAAACGTGGCTGCCCAGTCACTTCCCCCGAAATTCGTATAGGCCAGCTGGCAGAAATACCGCCTTGCTATCATGTCGTTATACTTCTGCTGCGCAATGGAGGTCGCCAGTTCTCTTTTGCGGCGGGTGCTCGCGGTGTGTTCCTTGTCCGTTGTTTCAAAGAGATCCACTTCTGCATAATCGGATGTTCCGAGAATGTGTTTCTGCTCCCGAATGTACCATGCCCGCACCGTTCACTTCCTCCTTCCGCAAAGTTCTACCGGGATTTTCTTTTCTGTGGACCAAACACACACGGCTTCGCAGGACAAGGGGGATACAACGCCGGGCAGGTCTTTCTAAGTTTCCCATTCCGTCAAGCCCTACAGACCCGCCCTCGTTTTCTCCCCCTTGACCCCCGCTTTCCCCGGCGTGTTCTTCCGTGGTCGCTAGATTAAGTTACACATACAAGCCCCTTGCCGCCTCGTCAGGGCGGCAATTTTACGACGGGCTTGCTATTTTCAGTTCGTTCAGATCCAGTGATACATCCGGCCATAGGTCAGCAGACTTTTCACCAGCTCGTCTATCAGTTCTTCACGGCTTTCTTTGCTCGCCGCAAGCTCGATGTTCTGAGCAATGGTTACAAGCCCGGCAAACGATCCACGCATACCTACATAGGCAACGTGTTCATCTGCTGCATTTGCCGCCATCCGCAGCGCATCGGCAAGGTCCTCCATGTTGTTGCGCTCCGTATCGTAACGTTTGATTCCGGTTTCCTGGTAGTTCTCAAAGGCACGGTCCGCCCTCTGCTGGTAGCGCTCCGCCAGCTTTTCAAGTTCATTTCTGTCCATTCTCAAACTCCTTTTCTGGTTTCATGGCTCTACGCTCATTTGCCTTTTCCATCCCACATTTCCAGCCGAGTGTGACACACCGGGCAGATTTCCGGCTGCCAGTTCGTCATGTAGCCGCAAATAGGGCAGTCGTAGTAACCTTCTTTTAGGATTCCGTAGCATTTTCCCCAGCAGGGTCGCACCGGCGGATCCTCTTCGTAATTTACAACGTCAAAGTGGTGCAGGCTTTCGCTCAGAGCGCCTATAATATCTTCTTCTACGCTTCTGTCGTCCGGGCTTTCTACTTCGACGGTTAGTTCAATGATGACTTTTTTCTCCATCGCTCTGTACGCCTCCGTCCACCACCATTTTCAGGCAGTTAGCTTTCGCACTCGCTTCTCTTTTCGTAAAACTCGCAGGTGTCCTCCGGGTCTGTGTTCTCCGTTCCTTTCGGTGACAGGCCGTTATAGCAGAACCAGCTTTTAGCGTCATGGTAATAGCAGGTGCAGCAGGTGTTTTCAGGCTCCACGTTTTCCTCCCATATAAAAATGTTCCATCGTTTCGCGGTACACCTTGAAGCACTCCGGGCACAAGTCGCCAACTCCAAAGAAGTCCCTTGTTTCAAGCGCCCACCCATCCAGTGCCTTCTGGTCAAACCGGCCATCATCGAACCGTTCTGCAAATACCTGCTTCCGGCAACGGTTGCAGATAAACATTGCTCCGTTCTGTCTCATTAAAATTCACCTTTCATCGAGCGCCGGAAGAGGCAAATCTTCCGGCTTTACGCCCGCATTTTTCATCCTTGCCCCGCACTCGCCGCAGTATTTAACGGCCACACAGTTGATGAAATGGCATTTCTTGCAGCGGAAATGCTCACAGGTACACCGTCCGGGATTTAGCTCCCATTCTGATTCCAGCGGCGGTACATCTGAAAGGAAGGTTTTTGCCGTTTTCCTGCCCGGCTCTGCAACCGTCACCCGTGTTATCTTCTTGATATTTGCTCTGGATATGAGGATTTCTAGCGTTCCATCATTATCCAGATTGAATAATGCAGCACTCATTTCAGCACCTCCCACACTTTGCGCGTCTGCCATCACAGGCAGGCTTTGTGTTGTCCTGCACTTCGGTCAGCTTTATGGTCGGCTGCGGCTGGTCGCTGCGGTTCAGCGGCTTATCAAAGCACACATTCCATGGGTCGCCCTCCGGCTTGTCATGCCATGCCAGGGCGTGTCGAATGACAAGCCATACTTGTTCCGCCCTGTACGGCACCTTCATTACGTCTGAGATCGGGGCTGGGAGAACGCATCTGCTGTACAGCCGTTCCATTTCTAACAGCATGGTATTTCTGCGATCAATCGCAACGTCAAAAGCATTTTTACGCTGTTCCTCGCTCTGAAACGCATTGTTTTCCGCGTCCGAGTAGAGTTTTGCAAAGCACAAGTCTTCTGCCAGATCCCAGAACTGCCCCATGTGCAGCCGCAAGTACCACTCGCAGGCAGCCTGCACAGCCTCCGCCACTGGGCGGCTCATGGTCAGCGTAATGGTTTCGACCTCTGCCGGTGCATCACTTTTCTTCGTCATAGTGCGGCTCCTTCGCTCCCGGCCATTTCCGGCGCTGGCTACGCTCAAACTTTCGCGCCATTGCCGCTACCTGAATAGCTTCCACGGCCAGGGCAACCGCCCGGTCATACACGCCCTTCGTGGAGATCTGCGGATCGTTGGAGTAAACGCCCATCCACATTGCGTTCAGTTCCCGATGCAGCCCGTCCATTTCCCGTGCAGCTTCCACGGCTTCTTCCTGGATCACAGCCACGCCCTCATGGTTACTCGCAAACATCCGAAACTTCCTGTTCGCTGCAGCCAGTTCAATTTTGACCAGCCGCTTCACATCATTCTTCACAGCGTCCATGTTATTCCTCCACAAAAACCACGTTAGCCCAGCTCGTTTTATACTTTTTCCCGTTGACCTTTACCGAAATAACCGGCCAGTCGCAAGACCAAGAGCCGCCTTCGTATGCGCCTTTGTCCAGCAACGTGCCATCCGGTGAATAGACATACACCGTCCTGGCCGGATATTCGTCTATCCCCATAGCTTTGTCAGTTTCGCATCCCGCCAGCGCTCCGCACAGTGCAATTGTCAACGCCAACGCCTTCAAGACCTTACGCATTTTCTTCGTCCTCCCGCTCGCTCAAATCCTCAACGTCCGCAGCGTCCTTGGTCTTTTTCACCATGTCTGCAATGGCATACAGCCCAGATTTCGCCAGAGGTTCCAGCTTTACGGGGATTACAGCACCGCGTACCATCATACCATCCTTGATGACATAGTAACGTCCGCCGCTTGCCATCTTCCGCACACAGTATTTGAAATAGCCGCTCTTGCGCATTTCATCCGCCACTGGCATGATCTGCTTTGCGTCTACAAAGCCGATTGTTCTGGAAGTCGGTTCAACCATCGGAACCAGGTTACACCCACAATAGCGGATGCTGATTCTGCCATTTTCGCAGTCCAGCTCGCCACTTGCTGTATCGTCAAGGTTCATGCCTTCAATGTTCCGAATATCGTCCGGGCAGTCACTTTCAAAATGAATATCGTTCCATTCCTTTTCGCTGATACCCAGCAGAGCCGCCAATTCCCTTTCGTTTTGTGCTTTCGGGAAGTCTGTCAGCGGGAAGATTGCTGTTTTTGTTCCGATGTACAGATCACACCCCTGACCATCGTTATAGAACACCTTGTAGAGCTTGCAATACTCGTCAGCCTTGATAAGTTTTGCGATTGCCGCCAGTTTCATTTGTAACTCCCTTCATTTTCGATTACCTGAACCTCAAACGTCTTGTACTCTCGGTAGTGATTCTCTGCCATCTTTTTTGCCTTTTCAACGGCCAGCTCTGCGCTGGTTGCTGTGAGCCTATAAGGCAGCCACGCTGGCATACCGCTTTCGCCGGTTGCTTTCAGCAGGATATAATACCTTTGCATTGGTGCGTCCTCCTTCCGATTTTGGGCAATCCCGGAGTTGAACCGGGGCGGGCCTGTTCCCATGCTCATGAAAAAGACCGCCGCGGCGGGCGGCCTTTATAGTGGAGTGCGCTATTCTGTTTTTAGAATCTCTTCTGCCTCCGCCTTGTGCTTCAGCACGCTATCCCTGCAAGCCGTGCCCTTGTCCCGGATCTTTTCCAGCGGGCACTTTGCGCATAGCAGGAAGTTCTGCCGCATCTTTTTGCATAGAACATTCCTTGCCGCCAGAATTTCCTTCCTCATCATGCGAACAGATACAGCCAGCAGTATTTAATCAGCGCAGCGGGCACAAAAAATATCACCGCTGCCCACAGCGCCACTCCCAGTACGAGCAGCAAGATTCCCAGTGTCTTTACAAGTCCTTCCATGTCGTCCTTCCTTTCTACTTTTCCGTTATGATCCAAACCCTGTGCTGGCCGTAGCCATCCCAGTTCAATGCGTCCTTATGGCTGCCAGAAACGGCAACGTCCAGGTGCTTTCCCTTGACGCTGGCGCCGGTGTCCTGAACGATTCTCACGCCCACATCTTCAATGTAGAGGACGGTCCCGAACGGAAAAACGTCCGGGTCTGCCGCCACCGTCACGCCTCCTTCAACCGGCGCGCCGCTGGCTGTAATTCCCGTTCCAGTTCCACAGATGTGCTCCCGCTTTTCGGTGCAGTATGCCGTGCAGAGGAAGTCTCCGGCATCCTCTACCAGTAACTTTCCATCCAACCGGTCCCGCGCTTTCAGCGAATCCCGCAGGGTATCTGCATACCCTGCAATTTCTTTCGACACGCCCTCCCAGTCCTCGTATCTGGACTTGTAGATATCTCTCTGGCATTCCAGATCGTTGATTCTGTGGCAAAGCGCATTCGTCTGTACGCCAGCGATCATGACTACCACCAGAGCGATTTTTCCTACATCAATTTTCACCGATTCTTTGCTCCTTCTATTTTGTCAAATGTGATTGGTGCGTTCCCATGCTCTTGTGCTCGGAGTGTTCCGGTCATCCCATGCGTAACTTCCATGAAACCGCCGCCCTGGTCATTCAGCACCGTATTTCTTAACTCAAATAGCGTCTGATCTTGGTGCGTTGCCAATGTTGCCGAAAGTTCTTCTTGGACAAGCGGTCCCTTTCCTCCGCCGTCACATCCGCTGCGGATCTTCATTGTGTAGGCTTCCCGCTGCCCCCCCCCCCGCAGGGTTTTGTTGCCACCATTCGATCATGCCATGAATAGCAGTCAGCAGTAAGTCCTGCAACTTCTTTCCCCTGCGGGATGCACGGTTCAAAATTCCATTCAGTGCCTTTTCGCTCAAAAACGACCACTCCGGCGGATTCTCCACTAGTATCGCAGACAGCATATACTCTGCGCCGGCGCTGGGGGATTCCCCAGTGTTGAGCATTGACGATTCGATAGGCAACAGCTCCGTAGTTTGCGAAGCCCCCCCCACTTGCCATGTTGGAGAATAGACTGATCTGCTCTACCTCCGGCAAACTCTCTGAGGTGTAGTAATTCGTTGAGGACAACTTCAAAATCCTTTCCTTTGTTCGATGACAGGGCACCGGGTACATTTTCCCAGATGACGAACCGTGGATATTTTCCGCCGGTCGCCAGCAGCATTTCCCGGATAATGCGTATCGCTTCCCAGAACAATCCAGATTTGGCACCGTTAAGTCCGGCACGTTTTCCTGCAATGCTCAAGTCCTGACACGGGCTTCCGAACGTTATGATGTCAACCGGTTCAATCAGAAAGCCCTTGATGTCTGTAACGCTTCCAAGATGCTTCATGTTCGGTAGATGCGTCTTTGTAACAGCAACGGGGTACGGCTCTATCTCGCTTGCCCAGACCGGATGCCCGCCACACATTGCGGCACACAGCGGCATTGTTCCGCTTCCATCGAACAGGCTTCCCAGCTTTATTTCTCCGGGCGGCTTTCCCAGTTCGCGGAACGCGTTCTTTACAAAGAACAATGCGTTTGGTAGCGCCATTCCGTTGCCCCACATTGCGTACTCTGCTGCCCTGCTGTGCAGGCCATCATGCCAGCGCATCAGGGCACGCCTGCCTTCTTCGCTGTCTGCCTGCACGATCTTCCGGTTCGGCTTTTTCCCTTTGATCTCACAGTCCTTTGCGTAGACCTCACGCCAGAACGGCAGTTCCCGCAAGTCGGTCAGCGGCTCAATTTCTGCCCACCCGTCCGGGAAACCTTGCAGTCTGCCACATTCCAGCGGAATCAGTCTGCGCACGATCCAGTCCGGCGTTTTTCTTTGGGCGACTTTTGGGCCGCTTGATGTTCCATCATTTTTCTTTGTGAGGGTGGCCGCAGTGTTCCCGGTGACGGCTCCGTTGTAGGGGTCGATGCCGAACGCATTTTCAGGCAACGGTTGGAGCACCGGATTTATGTAGTTCAAGCTCCATCCTCCTTCTCCCTTTGCCTGCAATGTCCCACTGACCTCTCCGCCAAGGCAGTGATGCCTTGCATCGTAGGCAACGGCGTGCCGGTCTACCGTGTTCAGCGTGAACGAAGCATTTTCTCTCACTCCGCATCCGTTCTGGTTGGTGTTTCGGTCAACAAAATTTCCAGCCATACAGTACGCTCCTGCCACGATAGGTGCTTCATGGTCGCACGTCAGACATGGGCAAGTTTCGTTCAGTGTGTCCGCCGATGCCTGGCCGGATGCTCTGCAAATCACCGGCCTATTCTCACAAATTTTCATGCTGCCCCCCCCCCCGCTGACCAGAATCGCCTGCGATCTCATAGCCGATGCACTATTCACAGGGAAGGTGCCACACCGTCCACGCTGTAAACTCTTGCTCCTTGCGGAAATTCCGGTGTCAGGCATTCAAGTTTCATTTTGCTTTCCTCACTTTTTCTTGCACGGACGGCCAGCATCGAACTGGCTCACCTGTTCATGGGGGATTATCAGAAGCAGGTGCATCCTCTATGCGTCCGCATATCAAGCCCGCCCGGTAAAGAGAGCACCGGGCGGGACGGCTGCGGCAACAGCCTACCGCTTTTGTCCTGAGCGGATTGAACAGAGCATTTCTGCGCTCATGCTGCGGCACACCCATTCCCGTCAACTCCATGCGGGTGCGTCTTTCGCGGAAATGGCAGCCCGGTCTTTCACCGGGCTTGAACGGAAAGGAGGACGCTGCTGTACAGCACCATTCCGCTATGCCGGGCAACCGGTTTCAAAGTTTCCCGGCTTTCATGGAAAACAACCCAGGCGCAGATGGGGTTTGACCCCATTCGCAGCACTTCCGCTTATAAGAAGTGCTCTGCGCCATATAAAAAGCAGCCCCGCTTCTGCGGTGCAGGGCTGCTTATCTCACGCCAGAGAAGAAATATGCCTTGTATCAGCAGCATCGTTTTTCTCATAGTGTTCGCATTCAGTGTTGTACCCGTTGCACGGTGCGCACCGAGCATCTGTGATTTTGAACGTGTGCTTGCACTGTTCTACGTCACCCTTCTTTGCGCCCCTGTGCGGGGCAATTCTGGTATGTACGCTCCTCGCCAAACTCTTGACCTTCCTTGCTTTATGTAGGTAGCTGCACCGCCCAAGCGGGGAAGGGTTGCGGCGTTTGTCCTGCACCACTTCCCAGTGCTCTGGCGGATTGAAGTTTTTCCGTGACTTTGCCCAGATTTTGAAACTACTGAAGCTGCTTTCCCATGTTCCTAATGTTTCATCTGCCCACTTGAGCATTTCTTTTACGGCTTCCGGTAATTCAAACTTTCCATCGCATATAGGTCCCGGTACTTCTTCAACATCCGGCATGGTCGCCGGTAGTTCTATTCGCTCACCGTTCGGAGTATCCATGTAGGCAGTGCACCCGTTCACTCTCCTGCCTCCATGATGTGCGTTGCGATCATGTCAGCCATGTGCAGGCACAGGACTTCCGGGTATCTGTCGTATACCTTGCTAAGAGTGTCCCAGTTCCGTTCTCCGGTATAGGCACCCATGTGCCACCGGATTGCCAGAACTTCCTTTTCCGTCAGGTGGATCCAGTGCTGAATGTTGATTACGGACGCTTCACCATGCCCCAGCAAATCCGTATCTCTATACTGATAGCTTCCATCCGGTTTCTGGATGTAATTTCCGGCTTTGCAAGCGTCGTGGAGCAGGGCTGCAGTCAGGACTGCGTTCTTATCGCACCTCGCAAACTGCGGCATATTCTCGCACAGTTCCAGTGCAGCCTTCGCTACGTTGAGCGAGTGCATCACCAGGCCGCCGGGGACGTTCAGATGATGCTTTGCGCTGGCGGGCGAGTTGTAGAAGTCCGTTTCTTCCAGCACGATCATCAATGCCATGCCGCCCGGTCTGCCTTCAATGGCCTTCGTCAGCAGCCGCTTGTACTCTTCTTTCAGGAGTTTCTTGTCCATGGTTGCTCTCCCTTGTGCTTCCTGCATGACGTTCTTGGCCGCACCAGCTGCGGCAGATTGTGCCGCCTTGCCATTCGTGATCTTATTGTTCCAGAACTCTTCCAGGATGGTCGGCATAGAGTATCTGACCTTTTCCATTGCCTTCTCCGCCTCATTCTTGGTATCGGAAAAGTCCACAATGGTCTGTGCCATCACATCAGCCATCAGGTTGAGCAGATCATTGATGCTGCCATTCAGGGTCATATCCGCCCTGTTGTCATTGCCCAGCGTCACTTCGATCTTTGCCTTGTAATCTTCTCCCATGTTGTTTGTCCTTTCTGTACTGCGTGAATATTCGGTCAATGGTGGTACATTCCGGGGTTAGCACCGGACGGAAGGGAATGCACCCCCTCCTGCACTGGCTGTACCATATCAAAAGAGCGGCGTCGGGCAAATGATACCGCTCCTCCTGCCCATGCGGACCGCCCTGCCGTGTTCTTTCTGCCCCCAGTAGGTAAGGCCCCGGCCTTGCGGTAGCCGGGCGGCTTCCCCTCGTAGTTCAGCCGCATGGTGGGCGGGTAGGTCTGCCCATGCCTTTCCGGTTCTGTCAGTCCCAGTCCCGGACTTCGTTGTTCCAGTCGTAAGCCTTGTTCACCAGCGTGTCCAGCAGCACCGGCACCGCCCATGCAACGGCAACAAGATCCGGGTCGTAATTGATTTTGAAGATCCAGCAAACGCCCCAGATCAGGGTTGAGAAAATGCCGTACAGTATGCCAAACACCAGCAGGCTTTCGCCCAGGTGCAGCGCATCGCGTCGGAATCTCCGCCAGTTGAACGCCTTATTGAAGCTGTTGATTCCCCGGTTTAGTTTTTCAAGTATCACTTTCTCAAATCCTCCCACTTTTCATTTAGCCTTTCTCGCAGCTCTTGCGCCTGCTCTGCATTGTAGCGCGCCACCGCTTTCCAGTTTCGCATCTCGTTGTAAACGTCCATGAACTCCTTGTCAGATTCTTTCTTTGCGTAGTGGTTCACCACGCCCCACAGAATCACAAGGCTGGTCGCAACATCGGTAATAACCCGAACCACCGGGTCAGGATTTCCGATGTGATACATCCAGATTGCCAGTTCAAGCATCCTTCTATTCCTTTCGTATTTTCCGTTCCCGTGGTACAATGAGCACGGAAAGGAGGTGATTTTTATGACCGACCGCCAGAAGTTCGTTTACGATTTAGCATTGCAGCACGTTTCGGCCGAATTGGCAAACGGCGTTCCTCTCGACAAGAACCCCGCTGCTTACGCTTTGGATATCTTTACTGGGTATGTTTCTCTCTATGCTGCAATGGACAAAGGAACCTTGGATGCCGCTCTTGCAACGCTCAAAAAGGTTTGATCTCTGCCTTTTGGAATAGCGCAGCTCTTTCAATCCTGCCTTTTGCTTCATCCAGCCGCACAAGCAGGACTGTGAGTAGAATCCTCATTTCCCCGTATGAAAGCTCTTGCTCTTGGCATTTTGCGAGAATGTCATTTGCAAGGGCTTTCATGCTTTCGTCGTCCATGTCCCTCATATCTTTTTGCATTTCATCTCTCCATGTGAAACAGGCTGGTTTGGCTCGTGTGCTCTGCAAACCGTTCTTCTTCCAGTTGGAAATAGAACGGGTCGATTTCAAATCCGATAAAGTCAAGCCCCGCCTCATAGGCTGCTATGCGGCTGCTTCCGCTTCCAAGGTGAGTATCGAGTACCTTTTGCCCCGGCTCTGCATAGTTTTTGAATATCCAGTCGTACAAGACAACCGGTTTCTGGGTCGGGTGGATTCTCTTTTCGTTCATGGATTTGTTTCCCTGCATGGTGCTGCCTTCTGCAATGCTCTTACCTTGCATCATGCCGGACCACATATAGCGGAACAGCCGCACCGATGTAAATAAGTCGGTCGCCGCTATCTCGCAGTCCGAAAAGCTGGAGCTTCCGTTGCACTTGTCCCACACGATTCGCCCGGTTGCAAACTTATAATCAAAGTAGTTGCAGCCCCACACGATGTAGTGTCTGGAAACGCGGAGCAGTTCTCTGAAATACTCCAGTCCCGGCCTGATCCATGCCGGTGAAATCGGATAGTCCCGGTGTACGCCTATCTTGCTTACCTTGGAGCCGTAAAAGCCCCGACGCTCTGGACCAGAGAAGTATGGAGGATCTACAACGGCCAGATCAAAATAATTGTCCGGGAACAGTTCCATTGCCGGAACGCAGTCCACATTATAGCAATGGTTCAGCTTGAATACTTCTCCCATCCTTTTTACTCCGCCGGGCGGTCAGCCCAATACCTGAGCTGCTGCTTCTTGTTGTACAAGCGCTGCTGTCCCAGCGCTGCGCTGTACCCAGCGCGGCCGTTGGCGTCCATCTTACCGGTGTCGCCGCGCTTCAGTTCCTTGTAGACGGTCGAGTAGTTGAACTGCATCGCCCTTGCAATCCCCGCCACGCTCTGCCCGGCATTGTACCGGGCTTCCAGCGTCTTGCGGTCATCTTGTGTCATGTGCTTTGCCATGTCCTGCTTTTTCCTCGCTTTCCCTAAAAATGCGCAAAAAAATAACGCAAGAGAAGTCGCTAAGATTTCTCTTGCGTTTTCTCTTGCGTTTATTTTACAAATTCAGCGATGAAAAGTAAAGCATTAAATGCAACAAATTTTCGGCTTGATTTTTGTGGATTTTATCATAAAGCAAACAGGCCGTCAAGCCTGCCCCGCCTACAGCCTCTCTCTATTGTTCAATTTCACCAACATTCCGTCTCTCTGTTTGTGTGTTCTCTCCTTATGCCGTCAGCCCCAACTTCCGCAGGCACTCCCTGAACGCCGTTCCCGCGCTCTTGTAGCCCAGTATCTTCCGTGGGTAGCTATTGATCCAGCTTTCTGTTGCTGCGATCTCCTCCGGCGTGACTTTTGAGAAGTCCGTTCCTTTCGGATGCCTGCGGCGGATCATGCCGTTGACGTTCTCGTTGCTCCCGCGTTCCCAAGAGGAATACGGGTGGCAGTAGTAGATCTTCGTCCGTTTCCCATCCTTGATGCAGGACTGTTCCAGCTGATCCGCCAGCGCAAACTCGCTTCCGTTGTCCACCGTGATGCTTTTATAGATGATGCCGAACTTCTCTGCCCCCAGCTTCCGCTCCAATGCGTTGATGGCCTGCACTGTCGTTTCGGCGCGGCGGTTCGGGACCAATATAATATTCTCGTTCCTGGTCTTGCGTTCCGTCAGCACCAGCAGCGCCACAGTGCTTTTCTTCTGACCGGAGTATACGGTATCCATTTCCCAGTGCCCAAACTCTTCCCGGTTCTTCACCTCCTCCGGCCTATTCTCGATGCTTTCACCTGCTGGTGCGCGGGCCGGTGCTTTCGTTTTCACTTTTTTGTAGTCGTTCTTATGCACGCCCCGCCTTGGCAATGTTTGTTGCGTCACGTTCAGGAAAATGCCCTTTTTGATGTAACTATATATAGTAGGAACCGAAATGTGCGTCTTGAACGTCTTGCCTTCTTCCTGTGCGTATCCGTACACTGCTGCCGGGGAGCAGTCCTTATCTATAATGGTTCGCTCAATGTAGGCGGCAAGCTCATGGTCTTTGCCGATTTTCAGGTTTGGACCCTTTTCCCGCAGGTGCGCTTGGTATTTCTGCTCTGCGATGTCTGGGCTGTATGTCGGTATCAATTCCCATGTCGTGCCGTTCAGCCTGTCATAGCTGCCCCTTTTCAGTTCCCGGTACACCGTGGACGGGTCCACCCTCAATTTTTCCGCGATCTCTCGTGTCCGCATTCCCTCCTTCTTCCACTTTTCAATGCGGATTCTGTCCGTAAGCGTCAAATGTTTGAACACTCTCACATTGTTTTCCTCCTTTCTACTATTGCGTTTCTTTTCGTATCAATCATAAAATATGCGGTACACCGTTGTCAATTTGCAAACTTTCCACACTTTGCACAGTTCCCTTGTGCAAAACTGCCATATAAACAAAAAATCCCCCACCAGCTGCCCGATAAAGGCTGCTGGTGGGGGATTTCACGTTACTTTGGCAGGAAGCCGAGTACCCACCCGACATACACTCCGATTGCGGCGGCTACTACCGTCCACCACAGTTTGTTTCCGAGCACTCCGGGGGCTTTTTCAAGCGCTGCCAGCCTATCATCTTGCGACTTGTTCTGTGCGGTCACAATTTCAAGGCTCTTGTTGGTCGATTCGAGTTGTTGGATCGTCAGCTTGATGTTCGTGTTCATGCCATTCACGGCATCCGTCAGTCTTTCAAGGTCATCGAGACGATGGGTGTTGCTTTTGCTCCGGCTTTCAACATCAGTCAGACGATGTTCCAGCTCTTCATCCGTCATTTTTCCTGTCCTCCCCAAAGTGTGCTACGGTAGTTGTGGCAGCATTCTTCTTTTCCATGTAGGCTGCCAGCTTTTTCTTGCTGAACTTGAACACAACTTCCACGATCCAGTCAAGCGTGCGCTCGTTGATTGCCCAGTCCAGCCAGTCCGGCGTAAAGCCGCGCAGGGTTGCAATGACCCGTTTCTTCTTTTCTTCGCCCATCTTGCTGCCCACGATGTTCGTTTCTGCCCACTCGATCCACTTATAGACCGTCTTGGCAACAACCACACCGTAGCCCAGGCGTACCGCAAACAGCGCGGTGACGATCATGCCCACGACCATGAAGATGAACGACAGCCATGTAGGGAATGCCATAAGGAAAGATTTCATGATTTCCATAACGATACCTCCACTCGTTTCTGCTTACAGCGTCCAGCGGCTTTTTGCTTCGCGCACATCAACGTGCACCCAGCCCGCCGGACGGCCTTTCTTTACCGGGTAGCGTCCGATGCCGCCGGTGTTTTTCAGCAGCGTTTCCGCATAATCAGCCACATCTTCCACGCTTACACCCTGCACACGGATGTCAGCAGCCTTGCCATAGCAATGCTGGCTGTATGTAGCGCCCTTGACGTTCTTGTTGTGGGCGGCGGTGCGGAATGCGCTGGTGATGGTCAGCGGCTTCCCGAAATGGTCACGGATCTGCTGCAACAGCTTTACAAGATCCATGTCCACAAACACCGGGTCGCTGCCATCCTTACACCGGAACTCCTTCACGCTGAAGTTCTTGCTCAACGCCTTGCTCCCGTCCTTCGCATAGGAATATGCTTTGATTGCCATTGTTCTGCTCGCCTCTTTCTTTTTTGATGATATAGAATTTCCCGTATGTCTGGTTCAGCTTGTGTTTCAGCGCCATGCACTCGCAATGGCTCAGAACGCCGCGGTAGCTGCCAATGGTGCGCTCCACGCTCTCGGCTGTGATCTCGTTCGCCTCATACTGTGCCAGCACCTGTGAAAGCCGCAGCTTGATGCCGCGTATCGTGGCGTGACGCAGGCGGCGGTGTGTCGGCCACACCCTCATGCCTACAAATTCCACGCCCTGTTTCAATGGCTGGATGCTGGTCTTATGGTTCAGGGCAAGATTCAGTTCCCGGCGCAGGAACACGGCGATCTCGTCCCGGATGCGGGCAAGTTCCTGTTTGTCGTGTCCGATGATGATAATGTCATCCATGTACCGGATGTACCAGTGGATGCGCAGCTTGTGCTTCACAAACTGGTCCAGTACATCCAGATAGATATTGGCAAACATCTGGCTCGTAAGATTCCCGATGGGAACGCCGGTATCTTCCAGCCTACATTCAGGTGGCACTTCGTCAGCGCTCATTCCTTCCGGCAAGCCGAACTTGGTTTGATCGCTGTGCAGGATCACCCGGAACAGCCACATCATCCGTGGATCAGAGATCTTCTGCGCAAGGATTTTCAGCAGGATTTCATGGTCAATCCGGTAGAAATACTTTGAAACATCCAGTTTCAGCGTGTAGGCTGGTCCTCCACGGTCTGCCTGCCGCATCCAGTATTGCAGTTGATCCAGCGCCGCGTGCGCCCCTTTGCCCTTGCGACACGCATAGCTATCCGAAATAAAGCCTTTATCGAATATGGGAAATACAACTTGGTAGATACCCCACTGCACAACGCGGTCAGGGTAGTGCAGCGCCATAGCCATGCGCAGCACAGGCCGCCGGATCCAGAAGATCCGGTACGACCCTACCTTATAGGTCTGCTTAACCAGACGGTTTCCCAGGATGATGCAGTATTCTGCTTTGCGCTGCTCAAAGATCAGCACTTCATCCCGGTGCTTCTTGCCTTTGCTGGCGTGGTAGTGCGCCAGCATCAGGTTGTCGAAAGCCACCACCTGGGCAAAGATGTTTTTGTATGTTTTCATTCACAGCCTTCCGCACCCGTGGCATATACGGCCACTCCCCACCATTCACCGGGCGGTGGGATATTCCGGCCATTCTCCCCGGTATACTGTCTGCCTTGATGCGAATACAAATTTTTCGTGCAGCGCTCCCCGGCGCTGCCGACGGATCCTGACCCCTTTTGCCCGCGTAATCCAGCCCATCTTTTCAGGCAAGCTGTGATTCATCTGGCGGGGAAAAGCGGAACGCCGCCCAATGTTGCCGTTGGCGTTGGAACGCACATTGTTCAGGTTCAGCTTGAACACGCCCGCGTTGGAAGTGTTGTTCCAGCTGCCGCCCCGGATCGGGATGCGTAAATGATGGTCAGTTCCCGGTTATGCAAAAAGGCAAGCTGCCCTATTTAGACTGCTTGCCCTCCACATACTTCATGTAGTTGCCGATCATTCCGCCGATTGCCCCGGTATATTTGCTCCATGTTGCGTATTGGTGCATCGTGATGCAGGTGACAGGCTGCGGCGGGGCTTCCGGTGCTTGACCGTCCGCCCGCTTCTTGCGCTTTTTCTTCGGTTCTGTACCCTGCGGGTACAGTCTGGGGTTCGCCGCCTCGTCAAGATAATCCCGCAGATCCAGCAGCAGGGTATCGAACTCACGCAAGGTGTCGCGCTTGTAGTATTTCTTCTGGATCACGTTGCACAGGTGCAGCATATCGTACATCGTTTCCCGGATACGCTTTGCAAGGCCGTATTTTTCCACTCTCGGAAACTGCACCAGTATGGGGCTTCCGTAGTTTATCATGGCCTTCACCGCTTCTTTCAGGCGGTAGCCTCCGTTTGGCGTGTTCATCTGCTGCAGCTTTTCGTTTTCAATACTGTTCATGTCATTTTCCCAGGCTCTGCAAAATATAGGGGCGGCTATCGCCGCCCCATCGGTTTACTGTCGGTCGGTTTGCGGTTTGCCCCTCTTATCAGAGGGAACCCACAAAAGCGGAACGCCGCCCAACGCTGCCGCTGGCGTTGGAACGCACATTGTTCAGGTTCAGCTTGAACACGCCCGCGCTGGAAGCGCTGCCCCAGCTGCCGCCCCGGACCGGGAGGCGCTCGCCCTTGTTGATGGCCCACAGATCATCGCCGCCGTAGTCACCGTTCGGCTCCTGCGGGTACACGCCGATGCCGTAGAGGATCTGCGGCACAGCGGACAGGGTGGTAGCCAGAGAGGTGAAGCCGGTGCCGTGACCGTCCTCGCTCTGCCCGGTCAGCGCATCAGTGACAAAGGTCCACTTGTTGCTGCGCCAGTCCATCTTGATGGTGCCGGAGGAACCGGGTGCCACGAGGCTGCCGTCTGCGGCGATGGCTTTCCACAGGCTGCTTGCTGCGGACAGGTCTGCCGTGGCCAGTGCGGCATCATTGTGCTGGATGATCTGGATCTCGCCGTCCATCAGGCGCAGGCCGACAGCCCACTCCCACGCATTGCCGTTCAGGTCGCAAACGCCAGACAGATCATTGTTATGGCACCAGCTTACCGGACCACTTCCGGTCAGTGTCAGGTTGACCTTGCCGCTGCTGTCGTAGTTGGCCGGGGTGCCCTTCTCCCATGCGTGCGCATGGTCAGCGCCGTAGTTGTTGTTGCCGCGGGGCATAAAGCCGTTTGCGCGGCACCACAGCTGGATAGCCGCATACATGGCATTGGTAGCCAGCGTCCAGCCCTCGCCCTTGCTGCGGCTCTGGCTCACAGCCTGGTCAAAGTTCACGTTGACCGCCGGGGTCTGCATGGGCAGGCTGCACGGCACGCCGTTGACCAGCGTATCGTGATACTTGCCGATGCAGAAGTAGGGCTTCTCCACACCATCCAGTTTGAAGGCGGGCAGAACGGTATCATCACCCACGCCCACATCCTTGTAGGTCAGCTTGTTGATGGGCACCACCACGGACGGCAGGCCGAACTTGTCCAGCAGGGCGGTGTTCTTGCCGCCAGAGATACCCTCAATGGCAGCCTTGAAGTCAGCAAAATTAGTCATAGTTCTTTGCTCCTTTCACTCAGTCGATAGACCACAGGGTCAGCGTGCAGCGGGAAATGTCGAACTTCACAGGCACCTTCGTGGTCTGCTCCACTTCGCCATCGCCGCCCATGGCGGGCACCTTCTCCACCTTCTCGGTGTAAGCGCGGGCGGGAATGTCGATCTGTGCCGCATAGGACAGATCGTCGCTCTTGCCAATGGAGGTAGCCAGTGCGCCATCCCAGTTGCGCACAACGTCAATGTGCACAGGCTCGTCCTTCTCATACTTGGCGAGGTTCACCATGATCTCGTCATCGCCCAGGAACAGCTTGGTGCCCACCACTTCATAGTTCAGCTTGGTGCCTTCGTTTTTCTCGATCACCTGAATCATAACTTAATACCCTCCGTTCATGTGGTTATCGCGGCAGATCTCGCGGGTCTTTGCAGCGATCATCTCTGCCTGCTCCCGCTGTTCTGCGCTGATGTTGCCCCGGCAGCCGAAACTTTCCGCCACCTGGGCTTCGTATGCGATGCGTTCATCGCTTTTCACGATCACATTTGCCATAGTCTGCTCCTTACTCCCCGGTGGGGGCCACGCCGTCCTCATACTCCGGTGCGGGAATCATGCCGCCCTGCACTTCAACTTCCAGCGTCACTTCCTTGGCGTTGCCGGTGTAAGCGATCTTGAAGCCGTTGAGCAGCTTGTCCGTGATGATAACGTTGCCCGCGGTGCCAGCCGGGTCTCCATCAATCGCCACGCCGTTCGGCATCACGGCAGAAGCCACACGCACCGCCACGATGTAGTCCGTGTTGTTGCGGGGCTGCTTCAGGGCGATGGTTTTCTTGCTGTTGTTGGCCGGATACTTTGCGCTGTTGTACAGGTAGATGGTGTGCATCTCGCCGGTCATAGCCTCGATATCCAGGCCGTGCTCTTTCAGCACACGGGTAGCCTCGGCCAGCAGCAGGCTGTTTTCCAGAATGCCGCCCTCCATGTTGTTGAAGTTTGCAGCGCTCTGCGAGGTGCCGGTTTTCAGCACCTCGCCGTCCACTCTCTCATGGGTGATGGAACCGTCGGAATTGTTCGTTTCCTTGAAACGGTTCACGAACTGGGTCACTCTGTCCACCCAGTTTTTGAAATTGTACATAGGGTGTCCTCCTTATCCCTTTGCGTTCCTCTGGTCGGCGGTCTTGTCCGCGCTGTTGAAGTTCAGCGCAACACGCAGGAGTGCGCCTTCATCGTCAGCCTCGAACTCGACCTGCTCATTGCCTACCAGTGTCTTGGTGTACATGACCTGCTTGCTGGTGTCCAGCAGCGCAACCTCCGTCACGGTGCTGCCGGTGGAATCGCCGGGCGGGATCGTCATGAAGAACGCCAGACGGCCGTCCTTCAAAGTCTCCACGCTGTCGATGGGCACCGTCTTGTAGGTGCTGCCCGCCTTATACCGGCCAAGCGCCACACGGACTTTGGTGTAGTCCTTGTACAGACCCAGAGCGTAACTTGTCATTGCCATAGTCTTTTCACCTCCCTTCATTACTGCACAAACGGTTCTTCACCGCTGCGCTTGCCCTTGAACTTTGTAACAGTGACCTCAACGTCCACGTCGAATACCGGTTCATCCAGTACCGCCGGGATGCTGCTGGCACAGGTTTCTGTGCCCGCCATCGCTACTTCCATGTTGTGCACCTCCGTTTCCGTTTCAACCGTCACATCCGTATCGTAGATACCGGCTGTCGTCGTCCTGTCTGGGACAGTGCCAGCCGTTTCAACTTTGTACCTGGCAGACTGCTGCTCCGCTTCCACCGTAATGTCGGCTTCGCCCAGCGCCGCCTTGGTCGTGTTCTTCGGCCATGTGCCCGCCTGCAGGTTTTCGCTGGTGTAGGGCGTTTCCAACATCGCCGCGGTGCTTTCCGTTTCCACGTTCAGATCTGCATCCATGATTCCGGCATGGGTCGTCCGGTACGGGATCGTGCCCGCCGTTTCCACCCGGAACGCATTTGCGCTTCCTTCCGTTTCCACTTCAAGTTCTCCATCTGCAATGCCCGCATGGGTCGTCGTTCTCGGCCATGTGCCGGCATACATCGTCTCACTTGCATAGGGCACCCGGTAGACCAGCGAGGAAAACTCGCACTCTATCTCAAGCCCTGCCTGCACTTGCAGGTAAAGGCTGTCCAGATGGGCGGTCATGCGTTTGTAGATGTTCACGCTTCGCCGGATCTCCCGGCGCTTCACCGGAATGAGCGCTCCGTCCACAGAGCAGATCACACGGAAATGACCGGGCGTCCCGCCGTAGTCGTACCACTGTTCTATCTCCGACCGGGGATAAATAGCAGAGATAGCTTTCAGCGTTGCCCAGTCCGTGCCGTAGTAGCGGCGGACTTCCAGCGCGGTTTTGATGATGTTCCGCTTGGCCTGCAGCGGGTAGTTGGCATCGTACCAGTCCACCTTGAACTGCACGGCCAGAACGTCCAGAATTTCTTCCGGCTGGGAATCTATCAGAGTGTAGATATGGATCCGCTCCGCAGCGTCCATCTCGTGCTGGTGCCGTTTCCGATACACTTTGTCCATGATGCGGACCCACGGTTCATCCGCAACCGCCGGGGGCAGCCCCTCAATCAGCCCGGTTTCCCGCAGATCAATCATCCTCGATACCTCCGTACACCACCTTGCAGCTGTTCATCTTTGCCACCTGCGTTTCGGTGATCTTGGTATCGACCGGACCGGTCAGCTTCGGGCGTTTGGCTCCCGCTTCACGCACCCGCATGATAAGTTCAGAGGAATCAATGTCGCGGCCGATCTTGCGTTGCCAGGTCTGGTACTCTTTCACGGCCTTTTCCACGTTTTCCTGGATAGTCACAGCGGATTTTGTGTTGCTGGATGCGATGTAGTACGTCAGGTTTATGTCGTAGGGCATCTCTTCCGGGGCGTGACAGAGAACCAGATCGCCCATCGGTTTCTTTACCGTGGTGAAATAGTCCTCCATGCTCCGGCACTCTGCTTCGGTCGGCAGCCGCCCATCATCCATCAGGAAATAGATGTGAATGGTGTAGCCTTCCTCACAGATGATCTTGGTGCCGGTCACATCGGTGCGCCAGCTTTCGGCAAAGTATTCATAGGCATCCGCCGGGCCAGCGATGGAGAAGATGGACGGTGCGTAGTGGATGCGCCGGGTGAACGAATCGTCCCCCTCTTCATCCGTACCGCCTGTGCTGGCAGAGGTGTTGCTTACAGAAGCCACATAGGGGATGGGGTCCACCAGCGTGTTGATCTCACCAATGAGGATTCCGTCACTCCCGCTGCCTGCTTCATCCGCCACGACCTCAACGTCCACCGTCAGCTGCCCCGCCGGGATCTCCGCATACTTCGTGGTCTTGAAATACTGCTTTTCGCCGGTACGCACCTGCGTCCCCTCCGGGATGCTGGTTGCGCTGGCTCTTGCGGCAGACAAAGTAAAACGCACGACTGCTGTTGCCTTGCCAGCTGCCATGCGTTCTACGCCCACCATAGGGGCCAGATTATCCAGGTTCGGCCCGGTGCTTGTCGGCAGCAATTCTGCTTTCAGGCAAGCCGTGCTGAACTCTATTGTGTGGTGGGAACGGTGGGCCAGCACCAGCAGCACCATGCGGGCCTCTGCACACTGGGCCAGTGACACCGATCCGTCATACATTTCCTTGTTGTACTTTTCAAACAAGGCCCTGCAATCCGCTACCGCTTCTTCCAGGGTTTCCCCGCCATCAATATCAATGTCGGGGATGTTCTCAAATTCCGTGATTTTAGACAAGTTCGTACACCACCTTCGGGGTTACTACTCCGTGCAGTGCATCGCTTTCTACCCAGTCCACACGCACCACCCGTGCCCGCGGCTCAAAGGCTGCGGTCTTTTCCGTGATCTCTGCCACATAAAGACCCTTTGCCACCGCAAGCGGCTTGTCCAGGAACACGCCCGGATCTATGCCAAGCAAGCGGTCACCTTCCAAGCTGCCCACAGGGGTGCAGTACAGTGTGCGGAGACAGCGTGCAACGTCCTGCACTTCTTCCTGCGTCGCCCTGTCGTTAGACAGTTCCAGCATCGTACTGCTTATGTCGATCATGTGTACTCCTTCAACGTCAGGCTCACTTTGCATTGCATCAGCAGGCCATGTCTTTGCACAACATCCCAGCTTTCGCTCATGCTTGTTACCCTGAGTTTGTTCTTTGATACCGGTGCAAACCCGATAATCAGGTAATGCAGTTCTCCGTTTTCCACCATTTCTTCCAGCCGGTTCTTCATCCGGCTAGGATTCACGCCAAGGCTGGAATCAAGCAGAATATCGCACTCGTACTTCCTAAGTTTCGGGTTTAGGAACTCCGGCTTTGCTTTGCCTTTCAGCACTTCATGCTCTGCCCAGTTTGCTTCGATTTTCCCCTTGAAGTTGGATGGAGTGAGTACCCGCAAATGTCCTACGGAAAAGACCACATCGCCAAAAATTCCTACATACATTCCTGCGCCTCCTTACACCGGCGGAGTAGTCGGTTTTCCGAGGTTTCCGTTGTGCGTGTGATTCACGAGTGATTTCCCGGCAACTGTCACATCCCCGCCGCCGCCCGTGATATTCACCGCGGCCGCGCTGGCCGTCAGCGTCGTTGCGCTCAACTTCAACTCGCCAGATGTCTTGATCTCGATGCCCGCCGGGGAATCCACCTTCACGCTTCCGCTTTCGCTGATGGTCACGGTAGCGCTGCCGATCTTGATTTCCAGGCTCTTGGCTTTCAGGATTTTCTTCCCGTCCACAAAGTCCAGCAGTTCTTTTGCGTTGGCATCGAACTTCCGGTACGCCTTTCCATCCTCGTTGCTGTATTCCTTGCGGAATACCTTCTTCTTGCCCTCGGCAGGTTTGATCTTCTCGTTCCAGATCGTGCCCAGCACCACAGCGTCCTCCGGGCTGTCACCCGGATGCAGTACCACCACAAGGTCATCCACTTCCGGCATCATGTACTCGCGCCTGGACAGGCAAGGCACCATTTCTGTTACCGTATCATCCCTGTCCGGGTAAGTCACTTCGCACAGGCCGTTCTCGTAGTCAATGGAACTTACATTACCAAGCCGCACTTCGCTGCTCATGCAAAATCCCCCTTTTCTACTTTGCTGGCCTTGACCTGCGTTTTGTAACCGCCGGACGGCGAGAAGGTGTGCTCCATCTCGTCGATGAAGTATTTTCCCGCCATTTTTCCGTAGCCCACCAGATTGATGCACTGCGCCGATGCGCCCGCCGGGTAGCCCGGAATCGTGAAGCTGATGGTCGTTGCGCCGTGGTTGGCGTTCTTGATGGCCGCCACCAGCTTTGCCTTCGCATCCGCTTCACTGTTCACCTTACTGGTGAGTTTAAGTTGACGTTCTTCCGTGCCCACCTTGACATTGATGTTGATCTTTTTCTTTTTGTTGGTGTAGGTATACACGCCGCCCGTGTACGTCCCGGTCAGTTTGGTGTTCCACTTAAAACTACCCGGTTCGATGCACAGGGCATTCGGATTCAGCGGCTGCGCCTCTTCGTATACCGTCCAGGCCGCCGCTTTTTCCTTGTACTTTTCCCGGTCATACACCCACAGCTTCGATGCGTAGACCTTGATGACCAGGCCGTAATCTTTGCACAGGTCTTGCAGAAACGCACTGTCCGTAGCGTCCTGTTCCTTTGCATCAATGTCGTGGTCGTCGCCTTCAAACTTCAGTTCCAGCTTGTACCGCCCTGCAATGGCTTCTGCAATTTTCTTCACGCTGGTTTTCTTCCATGTGAATGTACGGTTTCTCTCGCTGAAGCTGCTGTCGTTCGGTTTCGCCACGCCGCCCATGGTCAGCGTGTCCGGGGCACCGGAAAAGTCCAGGTCATCCAGCACAAAAGCGCCGCACTCGGCGCTGTAATCGCGGTTGTAGTTTCCGATACCGCCGATTCCCCAGTTTTTGACTACGATGGTCGGATAGAGCTTTACGCCCTTCTCCGGCATCCATGCGTTCTTCCATCTGCTGTCGCGGGCGTTGATGGTAATGCTCATGCTGTCACTCTTGGATGCAGCCACATCCGTGTAATGAAAGCTCTCCACATCATTCTCGATCCGGGCTGTAATATCAGCTTTTTCGTATTTCAGCCGGATCGCCGCCTCACGGCCTTTGGGTCTCACTGCTGTCAGTACCATCACGCACCTGCTTTCCAGGGCGGCAGGTCGCCGCTCTTTTCTTCAGGCAGTTCAGGTGTTGACAGCACAGTGCCGGAATCGAACCGGACGATGTGGATCAGTTCAGGGTTGTTCTGCATCAGCCAGTCGGCTTTCAGCTCACTTCCGTACACGTTCAGCGCAATCAGGTCCCATGTATCGCCGGACTTCGTTGTGTAATCAAGTGCCATAGTTCTTGCGCCTCGTTTCATGTTCGTACTGTTCCATGTACTCGCAGAACTTCTCATAGCCTTCATCCAGCAGTTCGCGGAGTTCGTCCGCGCTCATGCCGCCATAGATCGTGAAGTTCGGCGCATAGACGTAGGTGTTGCCGGAGCTGCTGGTGTAGGTGCGCTGGTAGCTTGTGCCCCCGCTGCCGCCAGAGCCGCCGGAGTTTCCGCCAGAGGCGCTGCCTCCGCCGATGGACGGCAGTTCCACCACGTTCTGCCTGGATGCCTGCAGGTCTGTCAACATGGAAAGATTCTGCTCCGTCGTGCCCGTGCCGTAGACTGTCGGGAAGAAGTCTACGTTGCTCAGGTCGTAGTGGTCGGGGTTTGCGGCATATTCAAGCTGTGCTTTCTCTATGTCCGCTCCCCGGATGAACTGGATGACCTTCTGAGCATTTTCATTTGCAAGGATGGTCTGGGCACCAGTGACCACCTTGCCGATTCCGGTATTCACGTTCTGGACGATCTTGCTCTGGTCGTCCGTCACGGCAGGAGCCTGCACGGCTGCCAGTGCTTCCAAGCCATCCACCGCATAGTTCGCAAACTCCGTTACGCGGCTGAACGCCACACCAGCGTCAGAACCCAGCACCATGCCCGCCGCAACGGACGGGAACATAGTGCCAAAACTCTGTGCGATCTGGTTAAACCGCTGCTGCCGCTGTGCCTTGCGGAAGTCGATCAGGTTGGTGCCTTCGTCCGTAAAGCCGCCATCGGCAAACATCTTCGGCTTTCTGCCGGGCAGTTCCAGCAGGTCGCCCAGACCAACGCCCAGCATCTTGCCAGCCGTCAGCCATGTATCCACGTTCTTCTCCCGGACGCCGCGCCGGAAGCTGATGACTGCTTCCGTGCCAGCCTCGCCAGCGATGGACGGTCCCTTCGTCATGCCGCCGTTGGCGAACGCCGGGACGGACACGGGCGAGAGGTTGAAGCCGAAAGACTTGCCGCCGATGACCGGGACGGGGATGCCGAACAGTGTTTCCGGGATTTTAAGCTGGATCTTGTTCAGCGCTCCAATGATGAAGTTGACCGCCTTCACACCAACGGTAGCTATCTGCTTCAAAAATCCGATGACACCCAGAATCACAGGCTCTACCACCGGCAGGACCTTGCCCACAACGTCTACCGCCACCTTGATGGCATTGACCAGCGTAGTGCCCACCAGGCTTACCACCGTGGACAGCAGCGGTATAACCGCCGGGATGCCCTCGTTGACAACAAACCCGAATATCTCCGTCAGCACCGGCTTTATGTGGTTCACGCCCAGATCCACGATCTGGGAGAACACACCGGCAAAGGACTGGACCAGCGGCATGACCGTCTGGATAGCCGGGGTCATTGCGCCGAATACGTCGCCAAGGTTCAGCCCTCCGATGCTGAAACCGGATAGCTTTTCCTGAATGCTCTGCAATCCCTCCGGGGTGGAGAGTTGACCAAACACCTGCTTTGCGAGGTCTCCGATACCCGCGATTTTGCCGGTAAACTTGTCGAACACGGCAAGGCCGCCTTCGCCAAATACCGTGCCGACAATATTTCTGATGTCCTCGAAATGGTCTCCCAGTAAGGAAACCACCGCGATCATCGTGCCCAGACCGGTAATGACCGGTCCAAACGTTCCAAGCAGCGTCACAAAGCCGCCGCCCAGCTTCGCAGCCACCGGGCCAACGGTAGAACCCAGCACATTCAACCCCGCGCCAGCGAACTGACCAACGTTTTTGACCGTACCGATTGCACCGCCTGCCAGCTTTGTTGCGCCGCCGACCACCTTGTTTTTGGCGTTCGCCAGAATTGCCGGGCCTTTCGTCTGGCTAAAGATATACCCCATTTGCGCAAGAGCATCCTGACCGTTCATGCCGACCGTGCTGGTTGCCATACGCCAGAGCGCTCTACCTCTGCCTGGCTGTACGATGCCCGTTTTTGCGAGGATCCCCACTCCGGCCTTTCCGATATTTCCGAGTGCAGACTTTCCAAGTCCGCCCATCGTAGACAAGGTTGCTCCGCCAAAGGATTTCATTCCGGCAAAGATGCCGGGGAAGTTGATGCCCTTCGGTCCCGCTATGCCGGACAGGATCTGCTTTGCAACGCCGCCCGCCTTTACGAATCCGCTGCCGATGGCCGTGTTGCCCAGTGCGCTTATAGCGCTGCCTACGCCCGTGACGTACTTTCCGGGGCCGGAGTTTTTCAACACGCCCAGCAGGCCGCCGTTCGTGCTGGCTTCCAGAACGTCATTTACAAAGCTGGTCTGCCCCTTCTTGGTTCCGCTGCGCAGTCCCTTGAAGTTTTTCAGAGTTGCCCAGATACCCACACCAGCGCCGTCCAGCGTCTGCCCGATTTTGCCCAGGCGCGTTGTGGGCTGCTGTGCCCCAATGCCAGCCATCTGTGCACCGTACTTTGCGTTTTCCGCGAACATTCCGGCATTCGACCCAGCAAACGCCGCGCCGCTCACCGTGTTCTGGATCAGGCTTGTGGGG